TACTGCCATCTGAGGTGGCAGCTAGAGCATTTCTACTCTCAGTCAAATCACCGAAATCAGTGGCATTGCCAGGTGTTGCTATGGTAATGTAGTCTAGAGTGTTTACATAGGCACCATCATGACCACCCCCGAAGACACCTCTACTGCCGTCTGAGGTGGCAGCTGGAGCATGTCTACTCTCAGTCAAATCACCGAAATCAGTGGCATTGCCAGGTGTTGCTATGGTAATGTAGTCTAGAGTGTTTACATTAGCAGCACCATCATAACCACCCCCGAAGACACCTCTACTGCCATCTGAGGTGGCAGCTAGATGACTTCTACCCTCAGTCAAATCACCGAAATCAGTGGCATTGCCAGGTGTTGCTATGGTAATGTAGTCTAGAGTGTTTACTTGGGCAGGAGCTTCACCACCCCCGAAGACACCTCTATCTCCGAATAAAAAGTTACTACTACTTGTAGTCAAACTTTCTAATGGGACATCATAAGTATATCCCTCAAAATATGCAGTGAAGTAAAATGTCTGATCGTTCAGATTCCTCAACTCTAATTCAATCGTAGTGTGTGTAGCATTTGCAGTTCTTGTAGAAAACATTTGGAGTTCTTCTGAATCTAAATTATACAAATGTTCCACTTCTACTGAATCGTTCAATATCTCATATGTTGCTGCTTCATAATTACTTTCACTCACTACAGGTAAGGTTTGTGTCCCTGATCTGTCCAGATTACCTATAAATGATGCTTTGATGTATGCTCCAGTATTTCCCGTGAATACCAATGATGCAACATACTTGTCATCTTTTGGCAGACCACCACTCAACTTAGAGTCATCAATCTTCAGGAATTTTTGCCCTTTTGTTGCATCAGTACCTATAAGATTGATAGTCTGTGCCAGTGATGTATTTGACGAAAAAATAGACATTCAAACCTTTATGTTGTGTAAGAAGAATAAACATTTGTTAATGCAGTATCACCATAAACTTTGATGAATATTTTCCAAACTGCATTAGTCTTAGCATTACCACTGTCTGTATTTTTGAATGCAACAGGAATTTCAAATGCAGTGGAGTTGATATTCGCAGGTGTACCAACAGTTACTTGTACTGCACCTGAACCTAAAGTATCATTACCTAGTCTTTCTGCAGAACCTGTATCGGTCAAAGTGACCGTTGTTGATGAACCAACATATAAAGCATCTGTGGTAATTGAAAATGTATTGATAGCATTACTATCATTGCCAGTAATAGTCAATCTAGAAGAATATGATCCTGCAAGAGTCGTATTTGCCTCAACTTGTACATACACAGTATTAGTTACTCCATCACCTAAAGAGGTGATAGTACCTGCCACTAGTCGTTCAATCGTATTGGCTGCACCACCTGTAGTGACCAAATTCACATCTTCCCAAAACAAAGAAGTTGAGTTTGCGTACAACTTATTAGTCAGTGAAACTGGAGCACTAGTATGATTTGTCAAAGTAACATAATTATCACTATCATTCTGGGATATAGTAGTGGATTTTAGTGTTGCCATTCAAACAATCCTTATGTCGTATAAGAAGAATAAATGTTAGCCAATGCAGTATCACCATAGACCTTGGTTACTATTTTCCAAGGTACATTAGTCTTAGCATTACCACTATCGGTGTTCTTGAACGATACTGGAATTTCAAATGCAGTGGAGTTGATATTCGCAGGTGTACCAACAGTTACTTGTACTGCACCTGAACCTAAAGTATCATTACCTAGTCTTTCTGCCGAACCAATATCTGTCAAATTTACAGTTGTTGATGAACCATTATACATTACCATTGTATCTACTACAAATGTATTTGCTACATTACTGTCACTTCCAGAAATAGTCATTCTATTTCCATAAGTACCTGTAAGAGTCGTATTTGCTTCAACTTGTACATACACAGTATTAGTTACTCCATCACCTAAAGAAGAAATAGTACCTTCTACTCTAACCTCTATTGTATTTGCAGCACCACCAGAACCAGAACCAACCCCGACCCAACTTGTACCATTATAGACTTCCATCAAAACATCATCTGAATTGAAACGAACTTGTCCTTGACTTGCAGAGCCAGGTCTAGCACCAGTATCTCCAACTGGTATGAGTAATGCACCAGTATTACTTGAACCGATATGACCAGCTGCATTGATATCACCACTCACATCTACTCTGAAGACTGTTGATGATGAATTAGCAAATTGAATTACAGGAGTTGTGGCAGTGGTAGAATCATTTCGGACATAGAGAGAAGTGCCTGTTGCATTCCCATCACTCACTAGAGAAACAAGATTTCCTGAATGAGTTCCTGTTGATGCAACTGTAATTGCTTCACCTGTAGTCAGTCCATCCATTGAGATGTTGATACCTTTACCTGATGTAGCAGAATCGGCAGTGATATCTAAAACTGTACCAGTAAGGACTCCTTCTCCCTCAAGCTCAAGGATTGTCCCAGATGTTGCTGCAGAAGCAATTTTTGCAGTATTGGTTGTTGTTTGTTCTGCATCAATTTCAAGAGTATATCCACCAGCAACAGAATTACTGTCTATAAAAATACCTCTACCGTTTGCAGAGATGACTTCTAGACCTGTTGTACCCTCACCACCAGCATTCTGTTGATTGATCTTGACGAGAGACCTTGTAGACCCATCATTCAGGTCTTGATTGACATGAATACCAGTACCTGTAGTCTGTGATGCAAGATTGACATACAAAGCATCTGTTGCAACCTGACTACTTTCAATTTCTAATGACCTATTACTTGCATCATTACCTGTAATCTTCAGACCAGGCTTGTTTGAATCTGATTTCTGTACGATGTCTACTGCACCGACATAAACATTTGCCCAGAGAAGAGCCGTAGTTCCGAGGTCATGGGTTACATTTGCATTTGGAATGATGTCAGAACTGACATATGCAGCAAGATTGATTGTGTCCGTGGTCTCGTTACCCAGAGTAAGAGTTCCATCAGCAGAGATGTTACCGTTTGCATGAATGTTTCCATGAACATTCAAATTATTACCAATAGTCATACTCTTTGCAACTCCGATACCTCCAGTAGTGATAATTGATCCTGTGGTGTTACTTGTAGAGTCTGTAGAGTTAGAGAGTTTTATGAAGTTTGAAGAACCATCTGTCTGTGTCATGACCAGAAGTTCATTAGTCTTCACTCTCCATTGGTCAAAGGTTTCTGATAATGCTACGTTGGCAGACATCTTTTACAACTCCTTTTTGTTTAATAATTCTCTGAGGAGAGACTTGATTTCAAGCATTTCCTCTCTTACAGTATTTAGTTCATCTACTTTAGATTTTATCATCTGCCATTCTTTCGCTTGTTCATCTATAAATTTTTTTCTTTGCCGATGATTTTCAAGAGCCACTCTGTCAGTATTTAGAAGAGCTTTTGAATGTATGTCTCTAACGTATGATTGATTTTCTGTTTGAACTGTTTCCATTATTCATCCAGTGCAATAGCCCTCATGTCTCTGACTTTCGGGATTACTGTTGCATTATTTGAGGTTAGTGCTATCTTAATTGCAAATGTTTTAAACTTCTCGTATGTTACATTTGAAGAAGTGTATGTAATTGCATCATTTGCAGATTTGAAAACTAATTCTTTTGTATCACCTTCTGTCAAAGAGAACACCGAACTTGGTGTCTCTTGTGACATTAAGACATAATTTTTTTTATCAAAATCCTCTGGATCTTCATCTGACTTGACTTTGAAATAAACATGGATGCCAGAACCAAGTGGTTTATACGCATTGATTATAACTTTCAAATCTGATGCATCAAAACCATCCTCAAGTGTGACTCTTCTTGAGATATATTTTGTGTTAATGTTTCCACCAGATGATGCAGTCTCACCGACTATGTTTGCAACTGCAGGAGTGCCACTTGTACCAGAAAAAGGTGAGGAAATTGTGACAGTTGGTGTGGTTAAGTATCCAGAACCTGCAAGAACAGGGACTACATTTGAAACAGAACCGACTGCTGTACTGACGATAGCAAATGTATTTGAATGTGTCACTGAAGAGCCTGTAAGAGCTCTTGCAGAATCATTATTTGCAGAATCAGCTTGAATGAACGTACCATTTGCAAATACACCGAATGAATTAGCTGTAGTCTTTATCGTGATTGATGATACGTTCTTGGTTGGATCATCGTCAATAAATGTTTGACTCTTGACGATACCTATTGCGGCATTAACAAGTGCATCATTATTTGCGGCTGCAGTTTGAGTTGCACCAGATCCAAGATTATCTCCAGCAGGATTTACTGTTACAGTTCTTATACCCTCACCCACTACAAACTGTGCAGGTGCGGTAGAATTTGCAGTATAATCACTATTTGCAGATGCAAGACAGTCTGTATTTGCAGTGGATATATTCAGGACAACCTCAACATGCACATTAGCTGTTGCAGTGTTTGAACCTGTGTCTGGAGCAGACAATGTCGCAGTAAATGCATTTGGAGCAGTATTCACATATCCTGTGCCTCTTGTTGTTACAACTATGTCATTTGCAGAAATTATCGCATTGTCAATGTCGTTTTCAATCGTAATTACACTCATTCTGTCAAGATCAATAACAGGAGATACATGCGAGTTTGAAGTACTCATCGTACAGTTGATTGAAAACATTCCATTTGTCTTCATTGTCATCTGTCTTGTGGCATCCAAAGTAATATTTTGATCTGGACTAAATCCTACATAACCGACTAATGAGTTTGCAGTAGTAGCAGAATCGTATGTGAAGTCAGCAGTCGTATTACTAAATTGAATGGTAGATGTAGTGGTCTTAAATGTCTGATACTGTACGTTTGCAGTGTTACCAGATGCCCCATTTGCATGAGAATCAAATCTAGCAAAGTTATTAGCACCACCAGTACCAGTGAATTCACATCTGTTCATTCGCATCATCAAGAACTCTTCACCAATTTGTTCCCAAGTTCCTGCATTCTGAGGTCTATAGAAAGAACCAACAAAAGGTTGTTTTGAAATCTTTCTTGTTGTACCTCTTGCATTTAATCCGTACTTTGCAGTATGTAAAGTATATTCTGTACTATTAGACAGAATTGTGATTGCATACTCATCGGGAGTCAAATAAACTGGTGACTCAAAAGTGAATGTGGTTGAAGTAGTTGTGTTACTTGTGAATGCGTTCGCAGTAGTAGATGCTTGAACCTTATCTGGATTCAATGTAACTTCTGAAAATGGTAACACTAAAGAACTACTTGGAAACCCATTTACCATTGGTCTGATTTGAATTGTCACGGGCAAGTTTACATCTTTTCCACTAAAGAATAATGTGACATCTCGTAAGAAAAGACCCATTGGAAAATTGCTTGGATCAACAAAGAAAGACTGTGCCATTGGGTTGATCCAACTTGATTCAGATGTTTGTCTTGTAGTTGTGTCTGTAACTACACCTTCATCAGCAATAGACTCTCTTCTAATAATTGGTTCTCTTGTGGAAACAATTAGTTTTTCTCTATTTTGTAGGAGTCCTTTTGCTTTGAACAATGTCTCTGCAACAGTAGTCGTTGAAGACAGTTCATTGTTTGCATGATCTGTAATTCTAACGATTCTATCACCACTCCTGAATGTCCCTGCAGGAATATCAATATCACCAGCGATCTCACCTTGATCATTAGTTTGCATTTGTGAGATACCAGAAGATAATATACCTCTTGAGTTTGCAGTGATTGTACTGATGGTGCCATTTGCTCCACTAGTCAATCCTGTGACTACGTTAGCAGCTGCAAATCCAATTGCTGAATTTGTCACTCTATTGTTTTGCGATGTGACAGGAGATGCTAGTGTTGCAGAAGAATTACCTGTTATATCTGTGATGAAGATTGTTGCAACATTACTTACAGTATTTGATGCAATTCTTACTATACCTTGATTGTTTGCAGAGTCTTTGATGATTTCACCATCTTGGAAAGCACCATTTGCACTTCCAAGTACGAGTTTCTTTGCAGGTTCTGTGTTTGCACTCATATCTGTAGAACTGATGAACACATACACATTAGTTAAGGGTTTTAAACCTTTTGCAGCAAAAGATATTCTTTGTGAACGTACAAATGGTACGATACTCATATCAAGCACACGATTCCCTACAGTCTTAACGATTGTCTCTACTGGATTTTCGTTCTTGATACCAAACTTTGTCTTATTCTGCTCAAGTAAATTTGTACTTCTTGTTTTAACACCGACACCTGAAGAATTAGAAACTGCTGTATTTGGTTCTGGATTTATTTGTCTTCCTGTCCAGTTGACAGACCAATCATCCCACTGTGCACCAAATCCAAGTCGGCTGTCATTAGGACTCAATACATAGTTGTCATGATGCCCTTCAACATTAGTAGTCACTTCTGGTCTTGTTGTGTCATCAAACCAAGTATCAGAAGGTGGGTCTACCTTGAGACTACCTATGAAGTTTACAATGTTGAATGGATTGATAGCAGTTGTATTACTTGTCAGAGGTTGTTCAATGAATGTCGTATTTGAAAACGGCAATGTAATCAAATCACCTGTCTTTACAGCATTATTACTTCCAGATTCATTAAATGAAAATCTGAAATTATCATAGTAGAAAGAAGGTCTAAGTTGCTTCTCTGAAAAATGTACTGATGAATTATAATCATCACTTGTGACATCACCGATTGAGTGACCAGCAAATGGATCTACAAGGATACCATTTTTAAATCTTGTGCCGGTTGTATTGAAAAGTGAGTCTCTGGCCGCATCACCAGTAATATCTCTTGCCTCTGTTTCTTTCTCAAGAATGCTAAGGGAAGTAAAATATTCAAGTCTTTCAATTCTTTTCTCAAGTTTACCAATATCTCTCATTGTGAATCGTTTGTTGTCAATGTAACGAGTCTCAATGTCAGTAAGTGCAAAAGTATATGCTGGAATCTTGAGTGTATAAAGAGTCATTGAGTCTTCATCATCTGGTGGAGCCACTGGATTCTTTTGTGACTTACCTTTAATGACTTCAAACTGTCTGTCTCTTGAAAGCACTAATTTGTCAATTCTTGGTAAATAATATTCGTAACCAAGAGTAGTAGTTGTGTCTGAATCTGGATTGAGTGTAGTAGTTTCAAGAATTGCATCGGTTTCATCTGCAAAAGTATATGTTCTTGATGCAGTATTATCTGGTACAATAGGTCTGAAATCCAAAACGTCTGAAAGTCTAAACTGGTCACCTCTTGATGGACTTGTAAATGTAGGAATATTTACATAAGAAAATGTATTTTGTCCGCCATTGAAAGTACCAGTTGTTGGATATGAATTTGCAGAGAAAAAACCACCAGTTGATGGATGTGTAAATCTATCATATACAATTACGATCTGACCAGTTGGAGCTGCTTTTCCAGGCTTTAAAATTATTGCAGAGTGTCCGTAAATGTTATCTGTCTGGCCTGTATCCAAAGTGTAAGAATCAACAATATTATTGGCAGAAGCCTGCATCATAGTATTTGAAACGGCTCTATTCAAATCACCAGAGTCAACAACTTTTACTATATTAAAAACATCAGAAACAGGTAATTCAATTCTATCTCCAACTGTTCTGGATGGATTAGTAACTAAAAATTGTCCATTTGCAATATGTTGTGTCAATGTTCCAGTTGTAGTGTAATTGTTTGTATATTTTGCAGCAACTAAAGATTTAGATTTTGCATTTCCAGCAATCCCTGTTCTTTTTGCTGAGTATGTAACGTGTAGAGAAACTGCAGATCCAGTATTACAATCAATTTCTGCAGAAGTTCCTGTTCCAGAAATTGTAATTTTCCTATCAACTCCGTCTGAACCATCAAAACTTGGATATTGTCCTGCAGATAATGTTACACCAGTATTACTTTCCCCTACAGAATCAGCAGTAGTGGTTGTAACGATAAATGCTTCTGCTGCCTGTGTTGCAGACAAAACACCATCAGAAAAATCAAAAGTATCTGTACCAGAGAGTGTTATCGTTACCTTCCCATCTGAAGCAGTAGTAACAATATTACCACCTGTTGAATTTGCAGCAACATCTTTGAAAAAATAACTTACATTCTCTACCTTTTTTAGAGGTGAATCTGGTAATGGAAAAACTAAACTATTAAATTGTGTTTCTTTTATGATGGTATTTGCAGTTGGAACATTGTTGAATCTTGAAAGTTCATCGGTATCTGCTTTACCATGAAGCACAGTATTGTTTGCTGCAGAAATAGATTGTATGTCTTTGACGAGAAAACTTATATCATAAGTTGAACAGATACCACTTTCTGCTCCACCTGTTGAATTTGCGACAAGATGTGTTCTCTCTGATAAATCTGTTTGAAAATGAACGAATGCTCCAGTTGTATTTCCAGTATATCCAGTTACAACTCTTGTGTCAGTTACATTTGAGACACCATTGGCAGATCCCTGTTCCTCTAAAATTAAAATACCATTATTACCACCATGCGTTTGATTATCTTCTAATTGGATTGTGTCAAGGTTTTCACCAATGACTTTATTCAATACTGGTGTGGTAATCTTAATTGTAGCACCATTATATGCATCATCAATTTTTGCAAGAGTGTGGAAAAGTGCATTTGCCGAACCACCCATTGATGTGCTTCTACCTACCTGAACAGTAGTCAAAGATGAATTTGAATCTGCAACTGTACCTGTTTTATTGTTACTCGTTCTTATATCGTACAGATAAAGTACATAATCAGAATGAAAATGAGAAGTATTTGATGCATTTCCAGAAGCTGCATAGTAATCAATATCTCTTACACGAGCAGTTCCTATCTTTGTCTGTGAAAGGAATGTCTTAAATTCCGTATCGTAAGTATTTGCAGCTGCAGTTCCAGATGTGTTCTGTGATGCAGCATTTACTGAATGTAAATCTATGATCGTGTGTTTGGCAATATCAAAATATCCATTTGCATTTTTGATGAATAGTTTATTACCAATTGCGGTACTTGTTCCGTATCCACTTACACTTGCAGTGTCTCTACCCTTATCTACTGTGACGAATTTTGTAGTAAGACTCTCATATTCATAACCTTTGACATATGCCTTGCCTGGGTCAAGTCCTGCAGAAAATTTACTCTCAAATTGAATGACTTGATTTGCAGTATTTGCATCAAATCCACTTGCTACCGAAGTAAGAGTTACGGATGTGGCATTTGTGATCGTGTCTATCGTTGCAGTTGGTGTGGTATTACCAGACAAGAAGATAACATCACCTTGCGAAAAGTCTGATTCAAAGTCTGTTCCGATACCTGCAACTACTGATGTAGAAGCTGCATTGATGGTTCTACCTGTGATACCTTGATGAGTTGCAAGTTGTAAATTAAAAGGCGTGACTGTGTAATCACCTGACTCATCAAATGTTCTTCTTGCAAGTGTCTTCTCTAATTCACTATAAACTGGATACTTTGTCTCTTCTTGTTTGACACCATTTAAAATTTTCAGTAATTGAAAGAAGTTCTCATCAGCAGTATTCTCTACTGGATCTGTTGCAGTAAATGTCTTTGCACTAAGATTCAGTGCAATCTTATATCTGTTTGCACCTTGAGCAGCATAGTTGTATGCCCCCTGTGCTGGATCAAGAAGGCTTGTATCCGTATCAGATGTAATTATACTCTCTGTAACTTGTAAACCTACTCTGTAAGATGGAGTGTCAGAATATTTTTCTAGGATAAGTGTTTCTGCATCTTTGAATACAAAATATCCACCGACATAGAAAACACCAGTATTAATACTTACTACTGAACCATTTGCAACAGCACCAGAAATACCAGAAGCACCAGTTGTACTGACAGTATTTGCTTGAACTGTTGTACCTTCTACAGTAATAGTTTCACCATCATCAAATTCATTGTTATTTAAATACTGAAACATCAATGTTGGTTGATCACTTGTAGTTGATGCAGCAGTTGCAACCACCTTTGCTCTTGCATTTGATGTAGCACCTGTGACTACACCATTTGAAAAACTATTGATTGTAAGGTCTGCACCTGAGAATTGAGTTTCTAATTTAAGAGACTTTACTTTGTTGTCGTAATTTAATTCACAACCGAGAACAATACTTCCTTCATCAAAAGTATGTCTGCCGTGTCTCTCAATCTGTTTTTGGAGTATTGTCTGCAGTTGAGTTACTTCACGGGCCTGAACAGCATATCCAGGCCGAAACAATACTCTATAAAAACTTTTGTCCTCATCGTAATCGTCATAATATGGATTAACATTGAAATCCGTAGTAAGTGCCATTGATATGTCCTAAAATTAGAATTCAATAATAAGCTTTACATCCTCAATCTGATCTGAGGCTCTTGTTACTGGTGAACGATTCTCAACATAGATAATGTCACCAGAGAACCTTTGTAGATCACCACCTGTCACAGAACCATTTCCATTAGCTGTTGCAGATGCGCCTGAACCTCCAGCTCCAGTTGTATTTGCAGCAATAACTTCGCTGTTTGTAAAGTATCCATAGATACCATTGTATCCAGCAGTGGTTGAATTTCCTGCAGGAATAATGTCTGTCAAACGTAATGTGTTATTACCTGTGAAGTCAACAACTCTACCTGTTGCACCAGAAGTTGCACCTGTGACTAATTCATCAGCAGCAAAAGTTGTTCCGTTCCAAGATGTAAGAACGATAGTTGTTGCTTGATCTACTACAGATGCAGATGCAAAACTTCCATTTGCAAGTTTAGGTTGTGCAAGAAGTCCCACTTTTCTAAAATCGTTATTTGTAGTGAAGTTGTTTGATTCAGAATACTCAAGACGAGCATTTGTCATCACATATACACCACCTAACTCTTTGACTGCATCAGAACCATGTCCACCTGCAGGTCCGATTACTGGTATGAGTGTTGCAGCAGTTGGGTTGTAACTGTTTGCCTGAGATCCATTTGAGATAACAGTTATTGTTGCATTTGAGTAGTTGTTACCACCCGCAACAATTGTCACTGCATTAATCGCACCAGTTGAATTGACTGTTGCTCTGGCATTTGCACCTTGTCCGTCACCAGAGATTACAATTTTTGGTCCAATGGCATATGAATCACCATCACTTGGTGCTGTTGCAACAGCAGAAAATGTGACTACCTTTGTTGTTGCATTATAGTCTGTAATAGTTCCACCCATTCCCGATGCATCACCACTTGTAAAATAAATATCTGAATTCACGATACAATCATCTACACTTAGAGCATTAAGTCCGAGACCAGCACCAGAAATTGTTGCCGAAGTTGTACTTGGTGAACCAGAGAGTGTTCCAGTTTCACCAAGATACTGAAGACCTCTGTTTGTCATGTGGACTACTTCAATTGCACCGTTTCCAGATGCAGCTGCTGTAACCTCAACATCATACTGTTTCTGGCCAGGTGAATTGTCAAAAGTATTTGCAAGATAACCATTTGCTCTTCTGACAGTATCAACAGGAATATAATTAGGTGTGACGAACTTGAGAGCATCTGCAGCAGAGATTTGATACATGAACTTCCACTTGTATCCATCTGCAGTTGAAATGATACTTGTTCCAGTTCCAGTTGGTTTTACAGTTGATGTAGTTCCAACTGTTCCCGCAGATGTGGTATCATTATTTGCCAAACACTTATATACATTGTAGTCATCAGTCATTACATAGAAATCTTGACTGAAAAGTGTTGCTGCATTGTGAGTGTATGCAAAATAACTGGTATTATTAGTCCAATTCTTTCTTGGAATTGCATGTGACACATCAGAAGAAGTGATCTTCTTTGCAGCAATCATGTCTCGCCAGTTTTCGTAATGAGTATTTGCTACCGCATCTGTAGGAGTTGGTGGAGTTTGATCATCCGTCCATGAAGTAACTTTTCCAATGAAAAGATACATATTTGTATTGAGGAGCCCACTAGAGTCTGTAACTGAAGTTCCAGAAGTAAAGGACACCTCATCAAACGCCTCCACAAATTGTTTTGCGTTATGAATTCTAAATTTATTAGTGACTAAAGCAGGCATTGAGTAATCCTCCGAGAATTTTTAGTTATAGTTCTTTTATATTTAGTCAAGAAGGAACTAGTTCTAAATGATTCACTCTAATCGGCGCATCGGTGAAATCATAATATATTTCTTGACTTGTCTTTAAAAATGTATTGTTTGCAATATACTCAATTCTGAATTTTTGCTCTTCAAAATTAAGTAACTTATAGTCTATAGTACCTTCTAATAAGATGGACTCATTTTCTTCAAGTGTGATGTATTCTGTTTCTGAACCCTCTTGTAATATTGCATTTGGATCTTGAGTACCAACCTCTCCATCCTCCATGAGAATGCCTTCACCAGTTTCATAAACAATATTATCGCCATGAATTTCTGATAATTCTTCTATTGTTGGACTTGTGCCAGTTGAGGTTTTTATACCATCATATTGAAACTGATACTCTCTTCCAGCATTATTTGTGTCAGTTGTACCAATCTCCGTCTTCATAGTTCTTGAAGCATCATTGATTGAACTTTTTTGATCATGTCTACCATATTCCAGCACATAAGTCTGTGCAGAAGTGTTTCCTAAATCTCTAATCATCTTATCTGCAAAGAATTCATCAACAAGATAATCAGCACTACTACCTGTTTGTTCTTCAAGTAGAATTGCACCAACATCCACATTATATCTGTGATTGTCAACTTTTTCTGTTACAGTGACAGTATCACCATCTGATAATACGAATCTTGCAAATTCATGACTACCATGTGGGAAATCAAAACCAACGATTTCAACCTCTGAAGTTATTGCTTCTGCTCTTCCAACCTCTCCTACAAAATTGTCACCACTTTCTGCAATTAAATTGACAGTTGGATCTTCTGAAATTAAATTATCAGATTGATTTACTGATAATCTATTGTCATTCAAGATCGTGACTTTACCTTCAGAAAAACTACTTGCAAAAGAATTCTCTGATAAGAAAAATACATCACCACCGCCGTCATTTTCATGCACAAGTCTATCACCATTTGCAGTCAACAAAATATCTCCGATACCAGTTGGAGTGTGTGACTCAAGAGTAATACTATCAGCAGTATTATCACCCTCAAGTGCAATATCTGCAGTAAAATCACCTATAATTAAATCATAAGTCAGGTGTTCGTTACCTCTTTCACCTTCTGTTGCAAGATTATCAGCAGTATGTTCAAGAATAAAATTGTCTCCGTTTTCTGCAACAAATGGGTCTTGACCAACATTATTAAAATCTTCCATCAAAATTCTATCATCTGTTTCTACTGCAATACCTTCCCCTTCAATAATAAGGTCTAATGGGTCATTATTTAATAACCTTCTATTTGCAGACCTTACAGAAACTTCCAATTCAAGATTACCTGGGCCAGTTGTATCTTCAAGTTGTAATGGTAAATATACTCTATCATCATCAGACTCCGAAAGAATTAAATCACCATCAGTTGTGCCTTCTTCTAATGTTATGTAACTTGTTGTAAAATCAGAAGACTGAGATGCTAATCCGATAGAATCATCACCCTCTTTTATGAATCTATGACCAAATACTTCATCCACTAAAATATCATTATCATCTTCAAGCACTATTGGTGCATTAAAATCATTATCAAAGTCTGTTCCTGTACCATTAACTACTGCTTGTCTGACATATTGTTCAAGTATAAGGTTTGAACCTCTTGATGTATCTGCAGATTCTTGAGTTACAAATTTTTGGTTACTTAAATATGATTGTTCTAAAAGATATGGTCTTCCATCCTCTGTGGCTAACTCAAATAGTTCACCAGTTGATTCAGTTCTGTACTTATTACCATCTTCTGTCAAAAGTTCAAATAATTCAGCACCAGTTGAATTTACAACTCCTGTTCCTTGGACTGTGAAACTTACTGCTCTATTTGTTCCGTATGCCAAATCAGTATATACTGGTGTGATTGCAGAAGCTTTAGAAAATGTTTCAATCGGATTATCATAGATAAATCTATCACCATTCTCTGCCATAAGAGTTTGATCATCTTGTCCATCACGATTATGAATGATAATTGGTTGATTTTCAGCAGGAACTTCATCAAATAGTTGTGGGATAATTTCAACTTGTGTACTTCTTATGACCTCATCCTGCATGGAATCTTCCATTGCAAGATAGATTGGGAACATACCCTCTGTTCTTTCAAGGAGTAAATAACTATCATCCTCCAATTTGAGTTGAGTACCATATCCCATATCCATAATTGCAAGACCAGTTTCTTCTTCTGGAAATTGAATCTTTGGAATGGAAAACCCTTGCGTTAATTCTCTATCAATTACTTTGACATTTGTATCTGCATCAATAAATTCTACAGTTTCAAGTGTCATTAATAAAGCATCTGGGCTGTTATCAATACCCATCATTCTATCATCATTTTCAAATAAAATGTATTCGTATTCTGTACCCTCTTGCTCTATCAGATAATCATTACCATCTTCTTCAAGTCTGATATTGAATACATCATAATCATCTTCACTGACTATTTGTGTAGATTCTTCGGCAGGTTCAAACAACAGATAATTTCTTGAACCATCTGTTCCTGTTTCAAGTTCAAGGTTTGACTCATCCTCTTGAATGATTGAATCAAAAAATTCTTCTGTCTGTAATTTTGAATGTCCATCATCTAAAAGTAGACTACCACTTGTTGCAGTTTCATAAGCAATAGTGTCTCCAGCAGATTCTACAGCAACACCTGCATTTGCATGTTCAAGAACTAAATCAAACTCTTGGCCTGGAAAGTTTACTCTACCATCTAAAACATCTGGTGTACGAACTGGTTTATGAACTGAGGCCTGCATTGCAATCTGAACATTTGACGAAACTGTGTTCTGAGTTGCAATGGTAATCTCATGTACTCTATCGTATGGGACATTTGATGTATTGGAAACAAGTTGGGTATTTGCTACTGCATAGTTATTGTTTCCAGACCCAGTGCTGTACATTTTGGTTTCGGCATTAAGATACATCACAATCTCACCAAACAGTGCAAGACCTGCTGGGTGGACAAGATTCAAGATTTTATCTCTATATGTTTTTGTGTCTATGTCTGTTTTGATTACATAAGAGAAATCTTGATAGTAGTAATTGTCCTGCATTCTTCCTTGTCCAGAAAGAAGACCTTGAGGACCACCAAAGAATCCATCATACTCTGCAAGAGCACCAAGAGTTGCAGTTAGAGTTGCATCTCCACCACCTACACCTGATGCATCAAGAGTTGGAGCAGATGTGTAGTTTGCACCAAAATTATAGATTGAAACTGATTGTATGGCACCAATTGCAATAGATGAAATACTAATTGTTGCATTATTACCAGCAATACCTGTGTTTGCAAATATAGAATTACTTGTAGCCACATTTGCAGAAACAATTCTTCTAGTCCTGAGATTGGACTCACTCGTATCTGTGGGTGTGGAAGGAAATGTGACTGTAAATACAGATGAGTTTGTAACTGCAGCAATTGTGTGATTATTATTGTATACAGTTGCATCTGTACCAGAACTAGAACCTGTTACAACGATTCTCTGCCCTGCAGTAAATCCGTGATCTACTTGAGTAAAGGTAGCAGTGGCACCAGAAGTTGAAACATTGGCCGTTCCAAAGTCACCTATACCTACTGGATTTTCATCTGCATTGTTGGTATATGCAGTAAGTGTGTCACCTGAAGAAAAGTTATTACTGGTTGTCATCTGTACTCTGAGCACAGTATTTCCAGTTGACACCAAAGATGTATTTGAAGTTATAGGACCAAGGACAAGACCAGTTGCAGTATTTCCTTGATTTTTGACAATGGTATTACCACTAAACTGATTTGCAATTGCTGATGCAAGAGTTACAAAAACAGAATTTGCTCCCACTTTGTCTGGAGCATTTTGTAAAGATTCTATCTTTGTATTTGCAACAGATACAACTGGAATTTGTGTATATCCTTGTCCCGAAGATAGAACTTGTATTGAACGAATTGCTCCAACTTCAACCTCTGTTAATGTACCTGCCAGTGCACCGTGATATGTGTTTGAGGTGACAACTGCAGGTGTATTTGCAAAAACTACATTTGCACCAGTATCCGATAAAACTGCATTATGTCCATTTGCAGATGCGGGTGATCCAGTACCATCTCTTTGTGTATCATAGACAAAAACAGTTTCAGTATTTTCAAAGTTTCTTAAAGTTTTTGTTCCTGTCACTGAATCAATTACAATTGAACCTAATGCATAAATTATTGTATTTGGTGTAGTCGTGGTATCTACTGAAACTACTGTTCCAAATTTTGCAGTATTGGCATTGTAATTAGTGTCATTGGCAATTGATTCAATGTCAAATCTTCTAACTCCACCACCTGTTTCAGTAGTAAGTGTGTCTCCATTTTCTGCCAATAACTGACTGATACTTAATTCAAATAGTAAATCACCTTTCTTTGGTGCAGTTCCTGTGACTCCTGCAGAAAACGTAGTAGTTGAATTTGAGAATAGATGTGTGTTTGCATTTGCAGAATCAAGTGGTACTGTAAATCCAGATGAGCTTAATAAATCATCTCTGTGTGGATTGATAGGTAAAGAATCATTGAAAACATTTGCCGTTGGAATGATGGTCTGTACACGAGCAGCTCCACCACTACCACCAGTACCCTCATTAATGAATGTAACTGAATCACCGACAGAGAATCCATCGCCTGGATCTATAATGTCAAATGAACTAATTGTAGCATCAGATACAGAAGCAACTTTAATACCACCTTCTCTTCCACCACCACCTGTGACTGTGATCTCGTCACCTACTGTATAGTTTGAACCACCAGAATCAATTGATACAGAAGCAATTACACCTGTCAATGGTGCAGTTGCATAATTACCATCATCGTCTGCAGTTGTGGTTGTAATTCTATCGTTTGTTAGAAAAGAAGTAAACCCTGAATCTGTGTTTGCGTTGTATGCAGCATTGTTTGCATCTATATTTGAAAGATACAATTCAGAAATTGTTGTAGAACCAACTTGATATGTCTCCGATCTTTCCACAAGAGCAGAAACATTTGAAACGGAACCTCTGATAGTTCTACCTTCAAATGATGCAAAATTGTTTGCCTGATCTCTATCAATTTTGAGTGTCTTGTTGAGAGTCCATCTACCATCAGACAATCTCATTATATCTGTGCTTGGATAGTAGAAGGTTACATCTTCTTTACCATAAAGGATTCTAAAAATATATTGGAAAGATGCCTCATTACCCTTTGCTCTGTAGAAGTCTTTGATATTTTTGAGTACCTGTGCCTTGTCGGCCAACATACCTTTTGAAAGACCTTGTAGAAATTCTTTACGAAAGAGTTCTATAAAACCTGCAGGAGCCTTGTCTACATCTTGAAATGCTTTTACGTTTCTGGAAGCATTGAGTGGTTGTCTTGTGTATGCGGTAACATTTGCAGAAACTCTTGAGGTCTGTCCAACGATCCTCTCACCAATCTGAAAGTTGCCATTACTTGTTTCTTCAACGTATGCTTGAGTTGTTGAATATTTACCTCTGACTACACCAGTTGCTCCTGAATTGGCGCCCTTGATTGTTTCACCACTTAAAAATTGATCACCCTGTCTGTTAGGATTTTCAAGGTCAATATATTCTGAATTTGTATTCGCAGAATCTGTATTACCATTCTCAAGAGAGATAAACGGAGTTGTATTTGCAATAGATAGACTACCACCCATACCAGAATGATTATTACAATAATAGTATAGAGTGTTCCCTGCTAAATCTGGTGTGATGTAGATTGATGTTTGTGCACCGGCCTCGCCAGGAGTACCAAATGCAATCATATTAACACCATTAGAATACTGTTCACCGCCTGGAGTGTGTCTTCCATTAGGAGTCAGCGATATACGGAGTGGATGATTTAAATTTGTTGCATCACTCTGGTCAAATATGTAAGTTGTACCAGTATTTACGGAAAGAGTAGGAGATGTTTTACTATCAACGTAATATTTGTTTGCATTATTACTATATGCATTGTCACCCGTCGCAACTGTAACTGTAAAAGTTACATTGGCAGATTCTTGGATGGGTTTATCTTCATTCAGATCAAGGTCGTTAAAAGTAATCAGATTGAGTTCTAAAAACTCATAATACTTCTCAACAAACTTTGCAAACTTTGGATGTTTGGTCTGTATGAATTGTGGTAATTGCTGTTCAATATGAGTAAAAACAGCCCCGCCGTCTGATCTCATTAGTAACTACTGCTAGAAGTGGAAGTTGTTGCTGTAGTTGTGACCGAAGTGGTCGTTGCATCTACTGCAGTATTTTGTCCAGTGCCTCCTGTGTCAATCATTGAAACAGTAATATCATTATTAGAAATAAGAAGGATTTGTTCTCTTAGAGGCCTTATGTCATTTGAAGACAATGCAACTGTAACCTCTACATTTGATGTTCCATCTGCAATGGCAGTTGGTTTAAAAGTTGTCAATGCAACATTACCTGAAGCATAAGTGACAGAACCAACATTATTTGCAACTATGATTCTATCTGCACCAGAAGTTCTGTAAACTTGTAGAACACCATTTGAATCTTGTAATGCACAACCTGTTCTCAAAATGCCATTATCATCTTCATGTGTGAATTGTGTACTTGATAACTGTGCAACACCATTAACCACTGGAATTTGGTTTGAAAATTTTAAAGTGTAAGAACTTGATACATTTAAAGTTGGCGTAAAAGTTCGTTTTAACTGCACAGTTGTCAAACTACTTTCAATTGAACTCTCTGTTTCGTCAATCTTTTTTATCATGGGAGAGTATCTAAACTGATTTGAAAATAAGCCCAATTCAGTCTGTCCATACTGATAGATTGTATTTGTTATATTTGATTGAATCGTGGCAGCAGTTAAATCAGTTTCAACTGAATTATATTTGATCGTAGTATTGACTTTGATGTAAAGATAGTCTGGGTCTGTAATTTCTGGTGTGACAGAGACTATATTTCTATTTTTCAATACTGTGTTTTTGATAAAAGTTTTTGTTGCATCAGATAAAGTCAATCCACCTGCTGGTTTTACGGCAAGATAGACTTTACCATAAACTGGTGGGTCATTATCCTCACCTCCCCATGCGATGACCGACTCCGCAGCAGTATAATCTCTTTGTAGAATACGAATATAGTCATTCAATGTGACTGCTCTGTTTTGTGCCTGAAAACTTCTTGGTGCATTAAATTTAATTTTCTGCACAGTATCTCTAACCGAACCACCTGAAGCAGACGATAAAGTAGAAACCACTACGTTTGCATATCCACCGACAGTTCCGACTGGTGCAAAAGTAGATGCACCATTTGGTTGATCAGCATCTGCAATGAGTGATTGTAGAATGACTATGTTGCCAGTTACTGGTTTTCTTCCTATAATGTCATCACCAAATAAGACTTGATACTTGCCATCTTCTGCTTCTTCCAAGAAATAAACATTTGAAGTTGAATTAACTGTGGTAGTATCATTCGCAACAGAATAAACAAAGGTATTACTGTCTGATGCTGAGGTCTGTATTTTTACAACCAGAGTGCTTGTATCTGTATTTGCATTTGGTAAGATGAATTTTTGATCTGGATCATTAGTATTTGCAGTATAACGATGTGTTAATGGTAGACCCTGTGACAACTCAACATTCGCTGAGGTGTATATTCCGTTTGCATTTACGTTGATTGTGGTAGATGTTGTGGTTGCAAAAACATAAGCAACACCATTGACTGTGGATGCAAATTGAGTATCTTTTGCAATCACTATTGTAGAAGGTGTGTCAGTTGGATAGATTGTCAGATCAACATATGCTTTGGCACCCCTGACAGATTGTGGTGTGTATCCAAGATGTTTGGCTCTTGATACAACTGAATTTCTAATTGATGCTGTATCAAGAAACATCTCATTGACAATCATATTCAGATAGAATGCATTATAATGAGTATTGTACGAGAGTAAGTCAAGGAGTACAGACATTGCAGAACCATCAAAATTATAATCAGCAAATTCATTCTGATCGCTGAGAAAATTCTTCAGGTTGGATTTAATTGTATCAAAATCTAATTCCGAAACTCTCAATTTTGATGAAACATCTGCCATCCTTTACCTCTCTCTTTGTAAGAAAACTTCAAGAGTTTGTTCTTCTATTTGATTGATAATTCTAAAAGTTACTGCCACTCTGTATCTGTTATTCTCTTCTTCTGGTGTGACAACAATTTCAAGAACTTCTGCTCTACCCTCCCATGCCTCAATTGCAGACCTGACCTCATCCTCTAATATAGATGCAGTCAAATCTGACATCTGTTCAAATAATAAATTTTTAATCCCAGAACCAACTTCTGGTTGAAAGAGTCTTTCTGTATTTTCTGTCAAGAGAATATTCTTAATGCCACGTTTTACAGAAACAGCATCTGCCACTGTCACTAAATCACCAGTAATTGGATTTGCAGTGAAGTCTAAATCTAAATCTTTATATGTTTTTGTATAGGTTGGCATACATCTCTCCTTACTATTTATTTAGTTAAACAGATTGAAACTCTACTCCGAGTGGTTCAAAGAGAACCTTCAACGGATCAGCCCCAGAGAGTTGTTTTATAACAGGATCACCAACGAGTAAGAAACCTGCAGAAAATACATACGATGAATCGGGCGCATTTCCAGCACTAGTTAATCCAGATTTGAATCCATCATTACCAGTTGAAGTTTCCATACCAAGATACCATATTCCGGCATTGGGTAATCCAGTTGTCAAGACAGTTATTAATTCTGTGAGTGCATTTACCAACTTTGTAAACTTTGTCAACAAATCATCAATAGTGTCAATAAGTGTCTGTATGAATTCTGATGTACCTTCTGCAAAACCCTTGATACCATTTGCAAGTTCAATCAATCCATCAAAGAAATCTGCCCAGCCTGGGATAAAGTCTGCAGCTTTCACTGAAACAAAGTCTGGTGGTGTGGAGTTTGGTGCAATTGGATTAATTCCCTTAACATAACCATACTTTGGAAGACGGACACCAGCAGGATTGTCAATCTCACTATTTTTTATTTCTTCTCCTACAGCTTTATAGGTGATATATTCTGTTCCATCACTAAAAGTTTTAGTTATTGGTTGTGCTTCAAAAACTGGTTCATCTGGTATAAATCTATTGGTTGGATCTGCTAAAGGAGTAAACTCAATTTGATATTCTTTATATCTTCCATCTGCATTCGTGTTTGTGGTTACCTTTGACATACCTCCAATAGAATTAAGTGCTCCAATTTTGTAAGTGTATTCTGTCTTGTTTATAACAGGAGTATCAATCAATACTGGACTCTCTGCTATTTTACCTACTGCACCAGATGCTTCTCCTTGTATCAAATCATCTTTTCTAAACTCACCATAGCGCGTATCCACTCTCACTGTAATTTTTCTGTTATCTGGTGTAAGTAATTTTTCAAATGCTTTCTTTAGATTATTAAGAGTATTTGTAGGATCAAGGTCTGGAAATAATTTCAATACGTTTGTCAGAGAATCAATAAATTGAGTTGGGTTTTGTGCAGCAATAATGAATGCAAGACCTGTTATTGTTTGTCCTGTGAGAGAAGTATCACCAAGATAGTTTGGTCTACCAGATTTAATTTGTCTAGTGATAAGTTTTCTGTCTGATACTGCAAGAGAAGTATTACCACTTGCATACAATGGAACCCTAAAAGTTGCATGTGCATCATATTCTGTAATTGGACTTCCTAATTTAGTAAATGGCACTGCAGATTCACCTTTATCACCAAATGTTTTTAAATCTGTTTCTATTACTTCAAATTTTGGTATGTCACCCTCATCATCAAATGCTTCTGCCATTAATCTTATAGTCTTGTCTGCCGGCATTTGAGGTAAAAATGAAAAAGAATCTTGTGTACCTGTCCATGTTGCTGGATCATAACCACCTAAAACCATTCTATCAATAGTTCTGGGTGTAGGTGGAATAAAACCTTCATCATCCTTCATTCTACCTAATCTATCTCTATAAGTGTTATCTAAATCTGCTAACTTTAAACTTCTACGATAACTATCATTTACTGTAAAAACTTGACCAAGAAACTCTGAATCGGGAGAGGCTACTTTACTTCTGTAAAAAATTGGATCTCCATTTTCATCTCTTCTCATTTCCAAACCAAAAGGTGAATTTAACTTTTGCCCATAGTTGTCATTAGTTGGATCTATAATTAAGAGAAAATATCCACTCTCCTTATAGTTGTTAAGAGAGGCAGTAAGGGCATCAGCCAGAGCTGCAGCTGCAACTGCTGCAGGATTCGCAATACCTGTCAGAAAAAGTTTTGCAACTTCAGCACCACCCTGAACTATCTGTAATACACTTTGGACTGTGGTGATAGCTGCCTCACCTTGTTCAGCAAGTTGTTTAAATGCTCCAGTATCAGCTAGACTGTTTCTCTGCCATTCTGCCATTTTTTAGTTCTCTTTGTAATTCTTCTTTTTCTTTTTGCAGATTAGAAATTATTTTCTCTGCTTCTTCTCTCATTCCTTTAAGTCTATCAACGAACTCATCTTTTATGAGATTGTCTTTCCACTCTGGCATTATCCACCCACCAATACATTACCGACTGTTCCAAGAATCATTGCACCACAATCACCTTTATCCATCAGTCTTGCAACTCCTTTACCACCAGCCAAAACAGTTGTTGAACCAAACCCTATTGTTCCTGCATGAGCAGAATTACCAAGGACATGGACGGCTATTGGATCACCCACAACATGCACTGGTTTACCAGATGCCAGAACATTAGTGGTGGTTGGTGTAATTGGACTTGGCGTAAATGCATGACCTAGTGATTGATCACCTGCAGCTGAAACTGGCATTCCCATATTATCTCCTATTGATTCGTAAAATTACCATTTGCATAACCAGTATTAAGATGTTGTTCATTCGTAACTGGTTCTCCGTCTATTACGAATGCAGTATCTGTATTTGCAACTTCCGTCTTGTTTGTTTGATCAATATAATCTAATATGATTTCGTTTCTATCACTTGAAGGATTTGTATAAACATTGATACCAAATTGTCTATCAATCCAATCTTCATTTTCAACGAAAGTGTTAGTCCTTCTATGATCTCTTCTCTTTAAGGCTCTTATATTAAACCAACAAGTCTCATGAAATCTCTCTCTTGGTGTGAGGAAAGTTGTTATATTGCTATTCTCATCTACCATCGGTGATGCAAGAAGTTGATCTATATCATGTTGTCCAGAAGTATTTGCCTTTAAGAGTTCTTGTGTGTCATTTCTTTCAAGGGCCTTTGCTTTGGCATGCATATATCTTGGACACCAACTATCAATCTCTTTAACACCGCCATCTGGATTATTGTTTGGGTCAAAACCTCCAGGCATTCCGTCTGTGCCAGATGGTTGACTTGATGGTGCACCTTCTGTAAAAACACGCCCCGTAGTAGTATTTAACTTAAAACCTGCCTTACCAAACATAGAAGTTAAACTTGTTTTACCAGTGAAGGTAATAACACTAACTTGACTTGAGGTTGTATTACCATGAAAACTATAAGATTTACTTGGATCTACTGTAGTCATACCTTTTAAAATAACTTGATTATTTCCGGCCATACCTCCAGCAACAACTTCAATATCATTACCTGCATTGAATGTGCTGGCAGTAAATCCACTCGCAAGAGTAGAAACCTGACCAGAATAAGTTCCAGAGCTTCCTGCAAGTCCTGTAGCAACACTTCTTGTGAATTGTGTGCCACTGTTTATAGTCACTGAACCAGTGAAATCACCAGCAGGTATTGGATTAGAACCATGAGTACCACTTGCAAGTCCTGAACCAGAAACAGATGCAGTAATAGTTCCAGAAGAACCTAATCCATGTGGACCTGTGTATCTATAATCAATATTATGAGAATCAGGCAATGGATTACCATTACCATCGGTTCCACCAGATATAAGATACACAACCTTTTGTATTGTATTAACTGTTCCTGTTTGACTTCTTAATACACCTCCCTTTTTGTCAATACCATCATAAGTAACCACATTAACAGAAGAAGTGATAGCAGATGGACCACATTGTGCTGCAAATAGTTTTACAGTAAATTGTGTGTCACTTGTAACTGTTGCAACATTCCATAATCCATTCATTGCATTATTACTTGAACCAGAAATATACACTCTATTATATTGATCTGTCAATCCATGTGCAGAACTCGTAGTAACTGTCATGGTTCTGTCTTGACCTGCTGCCCAACTTGCAGTGCCAGTATCAGTTTTTGAAATATTACCATCTTTAATAATTGCTTCTGTATCTGGCACTATTTCAAATTCTATTGCTCCTGTGTGAACAGTATATACAGCTGCTGGAGAAGAGGCACTTGTAAAAGATAAAGTTCCACCGACTGTGTAAAGTTCAGATATTCTTGTTTCTGGGCCATGATTCGTTACACCACCACCTACACTGGTGACTGATGTATCAACTGAAAATCTTGGAACTGCAGGACCATGTGTATCTCCAAAATATGCAGTCCAAGGATTTTCTGTTATTGAAGCAGGAGTTGTTGCTGGATCACCATTTGCATTAGTGGTGGTTCCTACACCAACTGCTGCAGTTCCGAAGAGTCCATCAGAACTGGGTGCAACAACCATCGGACCCAACTCATAAGAATGTTCTACTTCCACATTTGCAACTGCACCACAAAGTTGAACTCCACCATTATCATTACTTGCAGGAGTAGTATAGCTTGAAGGGTAAGGTGACCTTCCAGTTCCTGCAAAATCTGTGAATGTTACAGTTGTTGCAGGAGATACACCAGATGAAAAAGGTAACAATTCAAAAACACCTCCCTCTAAACTTATGTGTCCTCTATCAACAAATGTATATGATGTATATCCAGGCGTAGTAGTAGTGCCAGGCCCAGAAGGATTTGGAGAAGTTGTTTCTGGAACAATTGTTCTATCTACATCATTAAACCTTGCAAAATATGTCCCACCAATATCTCTTCCATTTGCATCTATTAGACCAGTAGGTGCCTTTCTTGATATAGTTACTAAATCATTTCGCAGTATGTGTGGATCTGAAATACTAACGTAGTTATTTGTTACAACATCTGGATCGCCTGGTGATTCTCCAGGGCTAGTTGTTGTACTTCCTACTTCTAATGGTAAAGTCCATCTGATAATTGGATTTGCCATTTCACTCCTAATTAATCATTACAAGAGAACCTTTGACAGTATTGATACCTGATGCTTCTACATTCGTCAATGCACCTGTCACTTTTGCTTGAATAGATCCATTTACTGTGGTTGTCAATCCATCTAACGTGCAACCTGCTGGACCCAAACTTAATTTACTCAAACCAGATAGATATGAGAGTTCAATACCTGTTGCACCAAGTGTTAGTTTTGCAATAGATCCGCCAGGACCAACATTCAAAGATATATTACCAATAGAATCCATAGATATTGAACCAAGTAAACCACTCAATCCGCCGTTGAACGTGAAACACCCACCAGGGCCCGGAAGAGCAGTTTCAAATAAAACTTCTCCGATTGCAGATTTGAATGACCTTGCAGGTGCACCAAAGATTCCGGCCAAATTCATAGATGATTCTTGAATATTGTCTGTGGCAATAAGACTGATTCCACCACCCGCAGAAATTCCTGCAGATCCTCTTGCCCCCACGTTAAATGAACCAGCTCTCATAGCCATTTTTCCACCCACACTAATCGTAGAATTACCATCTACAGTATCAGTATTTTCTGCAGTTTTGAATTCTTTGATAAATGAACCACCCTTCAAACGTATCGGCCCAGAACCTGCATTCAAAGTGATACTTTTTGCATTTACTGCAAATTCTGATGTGTCAAAAGATGCAGATGATGCTGCTTCCATTTTAAAAACACCAGACTTGTGAAAATATCCACCAGTAGAGATTACATCAAGTTTTCCCTGAATACTTTGATATTTGTTACCGACCACTCTTTCATAGTCATTCTTTAATCTGAATGTATAATCTTCATTGACTACCTTTGTAATTCTTTGTCCAAGAGATCCTATCTCTTCAAAAGTACCTGAACGATGATAGCGATGTAGTCTCTCAAATCCTGGCGTATCATCAACCTCAATCAAGTGTCCACTTTCAGATTGGTACACATGATTGTATGGATACCTTGCTTTGTAAATCTGATCTGGTTTCGGTTCTATCCAAGTGTCATCAGGATTTTCTGCAACACTAAATCCTGCACCAAGTTCTGATCGCCATGCCATTTTCTGTGCAACGATACCATATTGTGAAAGAGGACCAGTTGTTGGAAAGTTACCATAGATGCCTCTGGCAGCTCTTGGAGTTGTTGGTTCATTTTCATAAAGTGGATCTGGATACCTACTATAAATTTGTTGTTCTTCTATGACCACTTTGTATTTTGTAGATTGGTCATCATTTAAAACACCAGAACCAGTTGGTAAAAGTTCAGTGCCAGTAAGATTAGATGCAGTATTTACTGAACTACCTTGTGCATAGTGACTGACTTTGACAGGTGCACGTGGTACTCTTATCCTGTCTGGATTGTCTATACGATTTAAATCTCTGTATCGTTTGTCAATAAATGGATGGTCTGGTGCAGAGGTTGCTACTCTTGGGTCTGCAAAACCTTTGTTCGCAAGTGGTGGTGGATCTGGGATACCTCCTAATGTGCCAAAGAAAACTGGTTCTTGTGCATCTTCTCCATCTCTGAAAAATCCAACAACAAATGTACCCTCCACTGGTCCAGTAGGACTTAAACCTACACCTGTTTGAGCTGCAGAAGTAATGGGTTGAATTGGATATGCCCAAGGAAGAGATTCGGTAGGCATATCTTCTTTGTCATCTGTATGCCATCCGATTATTCTAACTCTACATCTACCAAGATACAATGGATCATGTCTATCTTCAACTACACCTTGCCACCAGATAAACCCATCCTTACCCATATAATTAACCATTCACTACTCCTGTTCCATCTGGGGTTTGTACTCTTGGATTGACTAAACCAAAACCAGGCGAGATTTGTGATCTATATCCATCTTTGACTGCTTCAATTCTCATTGTATATTCATCCTTGGTAAACTTATGTCTCAATGCAGTAATCAAATATTTTCCACTATAATACTTATGAGGTTCAACTGTACCAGTATCACCAGCATCTGGATTTTCTGATGGATAATTAAACCATATCAAATCACCAACCTCTCTTGCAGAGTCACCAGGCACAGAGAAATGAATTTTGAGTGTTTCATTCTGTAATGCTTGAGATGTTCTTTGTGCCAACCATTGTTCAACCTTCTTATCATATTCTTCTGATGTTCTTTCACTTTCTTGGCCTGTGACATCTTTTGCAGGTATATCCACACCAAATTTTTGTTCTCCATCTTTATCAATATATGTTGATGCACGAATACCAGTTGCAAATTTTAACATAACATCTTTATTGGTTGGGTATAAACTGATATATGATTCTGGATTACCTATCATGTCTGCATTATTTGAACAAAGTTTGCCAGGATCTGAATGAAAAAAATCATCCACCTTGGTTTCAATTTCAGCAGATTCTTGTTTATCTACTTCAGGATTTTGTGTAGTAGTTCTTATCGGACTCAAGTTTCTATAATCAAATGCTTCAACTTCTTCTTGTGCTTTGATATAATTGAAGTCATACTTTTCCACTTTCATGCGTATCAAATCATGTGTAATGACTCTATTTGCATACATACCCATACCAAGATTTCTCATAGTATCAAATGATGAAATTAAATCAAACTCTGTGACTGCAAATTTCTTCCTATATGCACTTATTCCATCTACATTACCAGGCTGGTAATTATAAACTGCCTTATATACTTGTTGTCCTAATCCTTCAAACACACTATTGTATGTTTCATTAAAGTCAGGAATGTATGCTATCTTTGCTCTTTTTGCATCTGCTTGATTGGGATTATCTTTGTAATGTTTAAATTTTGAATCATCTGGCTCTCTTTTTGTATATCCTTGGAACCCACCTTGATAAAGAGTTTCTATTGACACAAATCTAAATCCTTTGAGAGTTTGATAGAATACAAAATTTGCACCCTTTGAGTTTTGATTTGCAGAGATTGCTCTTTTTGCAAGAAAATTTAAAGCCTTGAAAGGATTCCAGTTTGGAATACATGCAGAATAAACACCGCTGGTTGGTTCAACAAGAAAATCAATATTTGTTTTGAGTTGAGTTTTTGGTCTTTTTTTATTACCAATAAAACAATCCACATATATTTCACGTGCCATATCTGCAACTGTATATGGCTTGTAGTCTGGTGAACTATCTGGATTTGAAGTATCTTTATTAACATTTTTCTTTAAAGGATACGTTTTTTGTACCTTGATTTGCATATTCGTAAACATAATGTCTGAAACGAAATGAAACTTCAGTTGTCTAAAATTGTCATTTATTTTTTGTGGCGGATCAATCTTGTAGATTCTAAAATAATGAATGATTGTATTTTCTTCTTCTTGTGGAGTTGGTGGTATATTACTGTCACTTGTGCCAATTGGTGCAGGGGTTACACCTGCAGTAGATGCTTTGACTTCCAAGACCTCTTCGCCTAAAAGTGGTACTCTTTCAACAAGACCTATACCTTCTTGTATTGTTAAATCACCATGTACTACTGTTGCAGTAATATCTTCATAGAAGTTTAGTTCTGTCCATGATGCACCTTCTCCTTCACCAAGTTCAATGTACGAACCTCGCTCTCTTTGAGGCGTAAAAATCCTAAGTCTATCAATCTTAAAATCTCCAATAAACGTAGTACCTCTAGTTGAACTATGAGCAGATTTTGTTTGTGCCTCAGATAGATTAGCCATTATCTAAATAATCCTCTTGCTTCATCAAGAACACCAGAAATATATGCAGGTTGAACTAAATTTATGGACCGATACCCTTCATTACGATCTTGTTCATATTCAAACATATATTTGATTCTTCTATTATCTTCACCGACTGAAAGATAAGTATCATAATCCACTTCAACAGTTCTCTCTACTACTGGATCAGAAGTGCCTGTTACCTCAACTCTATGTTGCCAGATATATTCATAATGATGAACAGTTCTTTTTGCAGCTCCTATTGAACCATATTTTTCTATTATATACTTCTCAAAAGTTTTCGTATCAAGTGGCCACTCCCAATATGGATCAAAAATTTGATTGACTAAAAATATTGACCATGTAAATTTTACATCTCCATACACCTCATAAGACAAAATATCTGGTCTTGTGATAAAATCTGGTATCACATAAGGATAGTAAATTGATATGTCATCAACAACGGCATCTCTTATCTTCTGCCTAATTAAAAGATTTACTGCAGTAGAAAATTCAGGATTAGTAGAATTTGTACCATTAATATCATATTGTATTCTTGGAAAATTTGAAAAATATTCTGACATTAATACCCCTCTCTGATTTTCTCTTTAGTCATCAAGACTGTCTCTTTGAATTGTAGTGTGAGGGTTGTAGTCGCTGGTGCAGTAATACCATCAACAATGAAAACAGGACCACCACTCGTTGAATAGTCTACAGAAAGAGATTCAAGGAAACAATGATCTATCTTAAACAAGGGTTTAACTCTGGCAGTCATTGGTTTACCAGTTGTGCCAGGATCATCTACATTCTTAACTCTTGCAGTAATTTTAAATTCCTCTGGATATGATAGTGTAATTGATGAATTAATATTTGCCGTTGATGGATCAGTAGAAAGAATGCCTGGATGCATGTAATACTTAAAATAATGAACTATTTTTGCAATTGTCTCTGCCTCAGTCTGACTTTCAGGAGACATGACAAAAGAATAGTTGAAGACTCTAAACCCACCAGGCCCCTGATAAATGACTGCTTTATGTGGGTTGATAATTCTACCTGCCTTTTTAAGGATAGCATCTCTTGCAGCTCCTGCAGGTCCAGACATACTTCTAATACCCTCATTGACTGCACCCTGAGCAAGTGCACCAGATATGTCTATACCTCCAAAAACACCTTTTGCAGCATCAAATGCACTACCTAATGCTGCCGTTGCGGCATCAACTGCTCCACCCGTTGCACTTGTTATTGATCTACTGACACTATCAACTGCTGCACGTGCACTTTCTGGTGAAGTTCCCGCCAAACCTACCCCGACAGCTCCTAAATCTGTGTCTCCGAAGGTTTGACTGTAACTTGTTTTTAAAGCATCAGGTGGTAAATATAAAATAACCGAACCAAGTGATGATGATGCCCTTTGATTTGCACTTGATAAATTTCTTTTTCTTGCAGAAAATTCTATACTATGTGGATACTCATTACTGCCTACACCTATAGGATAACTTAAAATTCCACCTCTTGAATAAGAACCTCTACTGCCTGGATGTGGTACACTTCCATAAGCCATTTTTTCTCCTAGTTATAATGGTACATAGATATTTATATGGCATACAAAGGTAAGTTCAGACCAAAGAACATAAGCAAGTATAAAGGTGATCCATCTGATATAATATACCGCTCCTCATGGGAATTGAGGTTCATGAAATATCTTGATACCACTCCATCCATACTGAAATGGTCTAGTGAAGAGATTATCATACCATATCTATCACCAATAGATGGCAAAAGACATAGATACTTTCCAGATTTCTGGGTGAGAGTAAAAACATCTGGTGGTGAAATCAAAGAAAGTCTCATAGAAGTTAAACCCAAAGCACAAACTCAACCCCCAAAAGGTGGTCCTCCCAAAGATGCCAGGAAAAGAAGAAGATACATTTCTGAAGTAAAAACATGGGGAGTCAATGAAGCCAAATGGAAAGCTGCCACTGCATACTGTGGTAGAAGAAACTGGACTTTTAAAATCCTAACCGAGAAGGATCTGACTAAATATTAATATGGCAGAACTACAAGAAGGGTTTCTTGACAAACTCAAGACAGCAATAAAAACCAGTACCGCCGGTGCCAAGGCCCGAGCTGCAGGTGATTGGTTCAGAGAGAAGGCACGACAGGCAGGTGCCAGTGCTAGAATGAGAGCAGTCACACCGAATCAACTATTAAGGAGACAACCCGAAGACAGGATCATGCTTGGTAAGATGTTCTTCTATGAGTATGACCCAAAGTTTGCCAAGAAATTACCATACTATGATAGGTATCCACTTGTGTTTCCGTTTGAACGAGCAGAGGGTGGTTTCTATGGGATAAATCTACATTACTTGCCACCAAGAGAACGTGCAGTATTGATGGATCAGTTAAATAGATATGCAAACAATGAAAAATACGATAAGACAACAAGTTTACAGCTGTCATATAACATTCTAAAAAGATTTGGTAGAGCTGTTCCTTGTGTCAAAAGATACCTTGGAGATCGTGTCACTTCTGAAACAGTCAGAATTGATGCAGATGAATGGGAGATAGCAATATTTTTACCAGTTGAAAGATTTCAGAAGGCATCAAAAGCAACAGTTTGGAGAGATAGTAGGAGATTCTTCTAATGCCAACAAGTAAATTTAGTCCAGATAAATTAAGAGCAGAAGTTAATCCAGAAGGTGGATTTGCTACTAATGAAAGATACCAAATCATATTTAAGAACATCCCTGCTGGTATAGATCCAGATTCTAAAACAAATCGTAGGTTACAACTTTTATGTGACAATGTTGCAATACCAACCAAGAGTATTGCTGCATCAGATAAGTTCATATATGGCACGTCATATCAAATGCCATACAGGCAAACTTTTGCTGAACTCAGCATGAGTTTTTTAGTAACAGACTCAATGAAAGAGAAAACCTTTTTTGACAACTGGCAAAAACAAATTGTTGATGAGGACTCTGGGGATTTAAAATTTTATAACAGATACACTTGTGACATCACGATAAGTAAATTTTCAAAGACACAAAGCGATTTTATAAATCCGACTTATGAAATTGAGATTGAACGTGCTTGGCCAAGTATAGTTGCAGAAATACAGTTGAACCATAGTGGTGGAAATGAAGTTATAAAACTTCCAGTAACTTTCCAATACAAAAAATGGAGGCAGACTGTCTAACATGATTAGGAGATTATAATGTCTTTACCAAAACTTGCAGTGACAAAACATAAATTGAAACTTCCTTCTACTGGTGAGGAAATTTTATACCGCCCTTTTCTGGTAAAAGAAGAAAAGATTTTGATGATGGCACTTCAAGGTCAAGATACAGTTGATGTTGTTCAAGCCTTGAGAGATGTTATTGAGAGTTGTGTGGAATCAAACATTGACATTAAAAAATTAACTATGTTTGATATTGAGTATGTTTTCCTACAACTCAGAGCAAGGTCTGTAGGTGACACCATACAGTTGACATATTCGTCGCCAGAAGATTTATGTAAAGATAATAAAACACAATGTTCTTTTGCTATTGAAGTAAACATTGATGAAATAAAAATTGATAAACAGAAAGACCATAAAGATTTGATTGACCTAACTGAGAGTATTAAGGTCAAGTTGAAGTATCCTGAGATTGAGATGGCAAATTCACTTACTGGAAAATCTCAATCCGAACTTGTTGATGCTACTTTTCAGATGATAAGACAATCTATTGAGTATATCATGGATGGAGTAGAAATGCATAATCCAGCAGATTATACTGAAAAAGAATTAGATGATTTTTTGAATTCGCTATCTACAGAACAATTTCAAAAAATACAGAAATTCTTTGATACCATGCCAAGGCTTAGACACGAAGTTACTGGAAAATGTAGTATCTGTGAAAAAGAGAACAAGAGAGTTCTGGAAGGTCTTGGAGATTTTTTCGCATAGCGCTGAGTCACGACTCCTTGGCAAATCATTACACTACTAATTTTGCCATGATTCAGCATCATAAATGGAGTTTAACAGAATTAGAAAACATGATACCATTTGAACGTGCAATTTATGTTGAGATGCTTTCTAATTGGATCAAAGAAGAGAATGAGAGAATTGAAGAACAAAATAGACAAAGAGGTTACTAATGGCAGCAACATTAGATGATGTAGTTAAGGCAATACGAGAAGGAAACGAAGGAACAGCAACTCAACAAGCCAAAGCTGCAGAACAAGCAAATGAACAAAAAGTCTACGACAATCAAGTTCTAGCTACTCTCTCTTCCATATCTGATGCAATCAAGGGAATAACTCCATTTAAAATTCAAGAGACTGATAGTAAAGGATTCCTTGGCAAAATTCTCACTTCATTTGGACTTATTGGTGCAGGAGCTGCTGGTCTTGCGGTAGGATTGGTTGGTGGATGGACTGTATTTGTTGCAGATTTAGTTAGGGATCTTGGTAAATTACTTATGAAATTTATTAATGCAATCCCTAGACCTCAATTTGTTGATGATATAATTGCAGCATTTAAAGCAGATGGAAAGGTAGGACAGTTTTTCACAAAAATCAAAAACTTTTTTGTAGGAGAAACAGGATTTATAAAAAGAATTAGCACGGTTGTAGATACTGTAGTAGATTCAGTCAAAGGTTTCACTGGTGGTATATTCACAAAAATATCTAATTTTTTTGTAGGTGAAACTAGTGTATTCAAACGAATCGGAACAATTGTAGACACTACAGTAGATGCAGTCAAAGGATTTACTGGTGGTATATTCACAAAAATTGGAAACTTTTTTAGTAAGTCTAGTGTATTATCAAAAATAGGGACCACTGTAGATGGAGTGATGGATACTTTAAAAGCATTTGGTGGTGGAGTATTTGATGGTATAAAGAATGTATTTACAAAATTAAAATCTATAGGTTCTACTTTAATGTCACCATTTGAAGCTATAAGTGGTGTATTTGGAAATGTAACTGATAAAGGTGGTGGGATACTGGATACTATCATGAAGTTTATCAATCCATTCAAAGGTGTATTTCAAACTTTTGCAAGGATAGGATCTAAACTTGCAGCACCACTCTCTATCATCATGGGTCTATTTGATGCAGGATTTGAAACAAAAGATGCAGTAGAAAAGAGTGAGGGAGTATTTGCAACCCTCCTTAATGGACTTATCGGAGCAATGGGTGGATTTATAGATGGAGCTGTAATTCAGGTGGCAGATTTTCTAAAGGATGGAATTGCAACAGTATTGGGATTTTTTGGATTTGAAGAGACTGAAAAGGCAATGAAAGATATTTCTTTTTCCAAGAGTTTTAATGAGATGCTAGATAAAGTCTATGCATTTGTAAATGATTTGTTTGACATAGATTTTGATGCTTTGGCAAAGTCTATAATGCCAGAAAGTATCTATAACTTCTTATTTGGAGATAAGGCAGAACAAATTGCTGATTTAGAAGCCAAGATTAAAGAAGCTAGAGAAAGTGGGCCAGAAGAAAATCTCTTTAGTGCAGATGAAACTCAGGAAGAATTTAATAAGAGAATTGCAGGTTTAACTGCAGAGTTGGAAAAATTAAAAGGAGTAAAAGGATTCAAAACTGGTGGTCTTGTGACAGGAAGTGGACTTGCAATGTTACATGGATCACAAAGTGCACCAGAATTAGTATTAGATAATCAAGCTACTGAAGTCTTTCTCAAAGCAGCAAACTTACTTACGAATTCACAAGCATTGGAAAGAATGAGAGGTGGTTCACCAGTTGTAATCAATAATGTAAACAATAGCCAAAATAACCCAGTAATATCAAATCAAGCTACAACTATGAAAGTACCTGATGCAGTACGTTCTGGTGAACCATCATTTGGAATGGCTGCTAGAGCCATGATGAATTAAGCAGTCTCTGCCAACTTTTGGAAATAGTCTAAAGACTCATCATCTTCATCCTGTTCCGCTGGTTTTGTTGGTGGTGTATATGCCTCACCCCCATCAAATGGAACCTCTTGTTGTTTAGGTTTTGACATCTCACCCAAACCAAGTACACGATCCAACTTCTCTTTCAGTTCGTCATAAGACTTGAACTTGTCGGCACTCACCAACTCTTTTAGAGAAAACTGACTGTTCCAGATTTCTTCCATCCGTTCATCATCCTCAAGAAGAGCAGATGGTGTATCAAACTCTGACTTATCATAGTTTGAATATCCTTCAACTTTACGAATCTTCATCTTGAAGTTCGCACCTTCCCAGAGATCAAATGGATTTACTGGTGATTCATCCTCAAACTCAGGATTCATGAGGTCATTAATCTTATCAAAGATTTTCTTACCATAACGGAAGAGTTTTACCTGTCCCTCATTTTGAGGATTGGCAGGATCTTTGACCACATATACATTTGAGATATAGGTCAGACGCCGTTTCTGTTTTCGTGCAATCTCTTTGTTGGCCTCAATACCTGAATTCCAAAGGACCGAGTTGTGTTCAGATCGTTTATGTTCAAATAGAGTCGTTAATTCTATTCCGTTCTCTTATGAACTGCTTCTACTTTCATAGAAGACCAGACTATATCTTTTTCTCAAAGAGAAAGATTGCATTTCGGATCACTTGATCCTACTCCATTTAGGATAGTCGTTGAACCTTCACCATACCATATTGGGTTAGGTGCTTGGCTGCTGATTGCCCAATCTAATAATTTTTTAGAACTGTCAAGTTTGCGATTTCTCGCTTCGTGTTTTGATATTACCAATAAGCATATAGAATAACCCGAATCAATTGATGCTTGACACTTTTTCATAACAACATCATAATGTTGTTTAAGTGTATATTCAGATTTGACCTCAATCAATAAATTTTGGTTGTGTAAGTAAAAATCAGGAAAATATATTCTTTTTTTATTATTATGAAAATATCCTACTGTAGGCACTTCACTTTTACCAATTTTTATATCATTTTTACCTAAATGATAATCATTGATTAACGATTCTAATGCAATAGGTTCGTATCCTTGCAAAGTAACAATTGTATCAAAAAATGGATATGGTTTATAACCAGAACGTCCACCATAGTTACCTAATCTATTTTTTGTTTCCATCATTTTCATAAGAGCATTTTTTTTAGTCTCTTCTGATCTTGACAGATAAGCAGTTTTAGAATGGTTGGAATAATATTCTGTTTCGGTTATTCCCATATTGACACATTTTTGTTGAATAGTTTTTTTTCGCTTTTCAACATTATTACTCCATTTTTTTGTATTACGATAATGTTTGAACGAATCAAGTGCTTCTGGATTATTAATAAATCTATTTTTTACTGATAATCTATGGGCATCTGATTTGCAAGCACACACATCACTACAATAATCCCGATACGAAAAAGATTTATACGTAGTTTCTTTACCACAATAACAAATACCTTCATTCGGAGATTTATAAAATTTATCATAATATTCCTTAGAAGTCATTTTTAATGTTCTTAAATGATTTAAGAAACCTCTCATAGTATTAAATCTTTTGTTTGTTACTTTACATTGTTTCCATATTTCCATAAATACCTTTCAATAGTATTTATAAAATATCAGAATTTAACACTCTACTTTGTAGTATTATTAGCTTAAGGGGTTTCCAGCAATTAACAATCAGTTTCAGTGAATAATCGCTTATTCAAGCCGCTAAATCAACGGGATCTTTTTGTCCAAGAGTGGTCAGAGAGTTCTCAATGTACCAGCCACCTGGCCCCTGAAACCCATGATTCCAGATACGTGCCCATGGCAGATCTTCTCCATTCGGAGCCGGAAGAAAACGAATGATGGCATAACCATTACCTGACTTGTCCAACTCTGGACGCCAGTAACGATCATCTGTATCACCGAAGTTTGAATTTGAGATTTTTTCAGTCTCTTTGATAAGAGTTGAAAGGTTGGTCTTACTACGTTTTTTCATTTCTGCAAACGACATATAACTCCTTTTTATGTGCAATGTATTAACAACGTATAAAAGTATTATAACATATATTCAAGAGCTGTCAAGTATCTCAAATAGGTAACTTGGCAGTCTTAGGAAGGTAGTTGAGTTTCTCAGCTTCCTCCCTTATCTGGGCCTTCAGTTTCGTATTAATCAACTGAGCCACAGTCTCTGGTTCCATGTTGTTGAGGTCACAATAGTGCATGACCGCATCCATGTAACTTAATTTCGTTTCTTCTACAAGTTTGACTATCTTTGTATAGAATTCTGCTGATGTTTGAATTTGTAAAGCCATCACTTATTCCATATTATTTTTAGATTTATAATCACTAATTGCTGCCTTGATTGCATCTTCTGCCAATACGGAACAATGAATCTTGACAGGTGGTAAAGAAAGTTCTTCCACAATATCTACATTGCTGAGTTCTTCTGCTTCATTTATAGACTTACCTCTAACCCAATCAGTAGCAAGAGAACTGGCAGCAATTGCACTACCACATCCAAATGTCTTGAATTTGGCATCTGCAATGACACCAGTTTCATCGTCAACCTTTATTTGTAGTTTCATTACATCTCCACACGCAGGAGCGCCGACAAGCCCTGTCCCTACATCTGAAGAATCTTTATCTAATGTCCCAACATTCCTTGGGTTATTAAAGTGGTCCACCACCTTTTCGCTATATGCCATACGCACTCACCTCAAAAGTCACCTCTCGTAACAGCAGTTATTTTGTCAATGTGTTTGTTTAGTATGTCAGTTCTATTTGGCCACTTAATCCATTCTCTCTTATCTCCATCTTTTGCCAAATTTTTGAGAAGTGGTAAAATTAATTCTTCTACCTCATTCATTCTCTGGCCCCACTTATCTTTTAGTTCTTCTTTACGAACTTCAAGGTCATCTTGCATGACTCGCATACTATCTGTAAGACTTGAGATTTTAGATTCAATTTTCTCTAACTCAGGCTGTAAACTGGCAGTGGCCGTACTTACGACTTCTTTTGCAGTATCAACCTGTGTGGTTTGTTGGGCTCGGTATTCGTCTTCACTGACTGTACTAAACCCAAAGTCGTTAAAATCAGACATCTACTTTTTCCTTATCGTTACCATTTTCATGTAACAGTTGAGATTCTTTATCCTCAGAATCTTCTTTATCTTTGAACCAATAATCAGTAGACTTAGCTAGAACTGCAACGTATGCACCAACAAGGATGTTGACCAAATCTCTATGTCCATCTTTTAAGTCACCAAGAAAAAGAAGATAGATGAGTATTAAGAATGTAAATGCAACTATGAGGGAAAGAATAAATCTTGCCCACCAGTTGAGTTTTTTCCTATGTTCTATCCTCTCATATTTTAGAGCACCAACTGGATCTTTTTCCCAGAGGGTTTCTTCTGCATGGTCAATTAACTCAACAGGAGTATTGACCTTATCATCTGCAGCTCGTTCTTCTTTTATTTCACTTTCTTTCTTTTCTGTTTTGAGTCTTTTTGGGATACGAATAGCCATCAGTCAGACTCCACGGCCTTCAGTAGGGCTGATGCAACACCGACTTTACTTTGGTCTTTCTCTGTATCAACAAATTTCTTGAGAAGTCCCTTTAACGTAATAGTGTCATCAACTGTCCAACCCTCTGCTTTGCCTACTACGGTGCCCCATAATCCAAGAACTTCATCACAATCTCTTTTGTAAGTATATGGGTCTTTACCTTTTTTACTATCGTATTCGTCTGTATTCCAAACGAAAAAACATTCTCTGTAATTCTTAGCAGTGAACACCTTTCCAAATGCTGAAGGAACTTGTAATCCACTCTTTCCTATAATCTTTGGTCTATCGTTGAAGTAAACCAAAGTCAACATTTCTAAAACACCATGTTCTACTGCCTTCTCACGTTCTAATTTTTCAAGTGAAACAAACTTGTATCTGTTTGCACGTTTTGTTTGAGGAACGATGTTGGCCATACTATATGTAGCCTTCAAAGTTTTCTTGGACCAATCATGAGATGCATCTGATGCACCTAAATGTCCTCTATCATAACCAGTATTGTCGTAATCATCATTTGTTGTTGCCACACTTTTGTCAAGTCTTTTGTCTGTGAAAAAGGGTGGTCTTGGATCTATATTCAGAAGATCAACTGTCTCTTTTGTGACTTCTGTATAGACTGCAATCGGAGACTTTCTTTCAAAGTCATAACAAATTGTAAAGGTATCAGTAAGTATCTGATCACAAGCCTTTTTAGTGAAATGTTTCTTAATATCTGCTGTTTTTGATAAACTCACATCACCATGAGTCTGTCCATAAGCAATAGTTCCAACCAATAAAAATAAAGTGATAATAATTTTTCTCATATCACCAGCTCCTATGTTATATAATTAAACCTCCACTCATCGTCTTGCCATGAAACTCTACATAAACCTGCACTGTAAGGTAGTCTGAAATCTTTATACTTTACTCCATTCTCCTTTTCATGCAATTCTCTGATAAGATAATAAGGAGGCATATTTTCGCGGACTACATCTCTCTCAAATCTTTTTCTAATCTCATTCATTTGAGATGATCCTGTTGGATCATTTTGTAAACCACCTGACATATATCCTTTCTTTGTGGGAGTCTTCTGTTCCCAAGCGACTCCCAAACTCGGCTATCAGTTACGCAGCGAGTGCATAATATTCTGATGCAGAAATATAATCGTTATTATTTGCGATTATGTTTAGTTGATGTTGGTCATCACCCTATTTGTTCTCACTACTACTCTCACTACCAATCGAATCCATAACGCCCCCATCATAATAACACTGCTTCCATAACCCAGATAAATCCTGCAGTTCCTATCAATATAACAACTGTAAAAAATATTAGGTCACCATCCATAAAATGCTCCAATGCTGTTATGGTGGAGGCGGCCGGAGTTGAACCGGCGTCTTGCTAGTTACCCTTATAGGTCAACGAACAAATACTAGGAATATTTAGTAATCACTTGTTTCAAAGGTTCTATCCATCTGTCCTTTGTTTCTTTGAACAACAAAGGTTTATCATTTTCAACTGCCATGATAATTACAATATCGTTTATAGAGATTCCAGTAAGTTCTTCATAAGCATGTGCATAGAAAGCACCTTGCATGAAATACCCATGGCACATCTCCCATGTCTTTTTCTTTCTGGAAGTCTTGTAGTCTATGACCGATAGTTTCTCATCAAACTCACCTATCAAGTCTGTTCTTCCAGCAACACCCAAGTCATCAGAATACAATGCACCCTCAACCACATGAATGTTATCTATCCTATCCAAAAGTGGCACAATAGAATTAAACATATCTATTGCATCTGGTAAAACACCTTCTAATATTCTCTCTTGGTTCTGGATATACGACTCACAGATATTATGTAAGCGGGTTCCTCTACTGCTCGCCTGTCTACTAATCTTGTTGGCCTCTGCCTCGCCAACCCTTCTTCGCCATTCAATAATTGATTGTTTTGAAAGGTTACCGAGTAACGAGGTAATACTAACGTACTTATTGCCTTCAGGAGTTGCATAATATCTCTTTCCGTTGATGTTTTCAGTTTTTAAATCTTTAAGGTCATTACCCACATGATTAAAAGTTTTCATAATCAGTCTGGTATATTCATTGTCGCCAGAGGTTGACTCTTTTTGACATCTTTCAATTTATCTTTCATCCAACTAGGAGTCTTCTTTAGGTGACCTGGCGATGAGATATTATCATAGGCAAAATATGGAACTCCTATAACTTGCCTTACATCGCCATCATTACACTCCATACACCTACCCTCTGGAACTTTTCTCTGCGATATGAGTAGGGTTTCTTCAAAAGTGTGCCCACAATTATCACACCTATAATCATAGGTTGGCATTTTTTACTCCTTCATGAAACCAATCGGGTTGACTGGCATGTTTCCATACAGCAAATCTACTCTTCTCATTTATGTAGTAGTTTCTGTAAGCCTTAATCACATCTTTTTCAGTTTTACAATAATCTGGCATACATTGTGGTTGTGGTGTTCGTACACCATCTGGAATATTTTTGGGAGTGAAATTGAGATACTTATTCAACTTTGTCCAAGACAAATGCACTCTATCGTATCTCTCAGTATATTCCATAGAAAGATTTTTCCATAGACGAAATAGCCACAAGTAGTTACTCCTATTTGTACGAGTCCATATCGTACAAGGATGATTCTTGTGAGCCACTTTATACAGAGATTCAGATATTACCTTATCACCATCAAGAACACGATGGGCTGTAGATAACATCTGAGCATATTCTATCATCATTTTACACACATGCTTATCGCAGTGTGCTACTGCAGATTCTCTGGGAGAATCATCCAATACGAATATATTCACTTTGATCCTACATTCTTTAATACTTTCACACGATTAAGATAAGTTTCAGGTTCATCTTTATATACACGATGATCTGCAACAGTTGCCTTTACCAAGATACAATCCTTTTCGTTAAAGGACACATCACCACTATACCGATAGAACATGGCTTTCAAACCATCTCTGTTCACAAGTTTATGCACTGAATATGGTGCACCGTCATGTCCTATTTTGTCAAATCTCTGATCAAGGCGTAAAAAGAATTCTTTACGAACTCCGACATCATCAAGGTAACTCATTTAGACCTCTTCATCATTAATTCAAATTTTATGGCAGCTATCTTAGTTGCCCTACACTCCATGAGGATTGTTTCACACATCATGACTTCACCATGAAAGGCTATACACTCTGATCTCTCATCAAGACATGATTTGGGAGCAGAAATGTCCTCTGGTTTGATACAATCAATACATTCACCAGAGGTAATATCTATACGACAACCATCTGGACGAACACATATATCACCTGCACCGAAAAGACTCGTTGCAACCAGACCTGAAACCATTAGTGAAAGAAGGAATCTCATATCATTGCCTCTACTGCTTCTTCAACGAGTCTTGACTCTTCCTTTCCGAATCGGTATCCGTCTTCGTATTCTCTTCGCAGACTTTCTCGCAGTCTTGCAATTTCTTCTCGCAGTTCTGCATTTTCAACCCTCAGCTCTGCACACTCTTTGACCAACTCTTCTCTTGTCGTACTCATAACAATTCTCATTAGAGGTTACTCAATCATCATTACAAGAATATAATAACACTCCACTGTCACATTGTCAAGTTAAAATGTGTAGATTTTGTAAAAAATATGAGTATCAATGGCAACTGTCCTCTTTTTCGGATCTGCCCATCTTGGGTCAGGAATGTAGTTTGCATGATAATGAGTTGCCCCATCTGTTACATCTATCAGACTTGGTGTTTTCATAACATACTTTGCAAGATTTACAGACTCCTGCCATATCTTTCCTTGCAAGGGTGTATCATGTTTTCCATCACAATACCAACTAAACTGGCATCTATCTCTCATTGGAAACCCATTTGTATGATGTTTCCCTTGTTTGACAACTTTACAGATTGTATCTGGATAATTTGGCGATCTCACTCTATTCATTGTTACTTGTGCCACAGCCAGTTTACCTGCAGTGGACTCAATTGCAGCTTCAAAATAAATGTTTTTTGCCATACAATCAAGTTCATTAGGATCTAACAACATTTTAACTGGCTTGGGTTCAACCTCAACAATGGCTGGTTTATATATGGTTGGCACCCATTTATGATCTATGCCTCCTGTGTTTGCTGATGTCACAAATAACATAACAAAGAGGCCAAGAAAACTTATAATTCTCTTCATATTCCTCTTGCGATTAAGTTGATATTATGGAAGCTATTTTCGGCGGGAACTTCTGGCTTGTTTATTTTCTAAAGGATCTTGAAGAAAATCCTTATAGTTGAAATCGGAGTTGAATGTCACGCCTCCCAATGTGGTGGAAAAGCGCTGATTGGTAGATGACCAATCCATAGTTAAGGAAACTCCAAACTCACGTGCAAGGACAACACTAATTTGTTTCGGCTCCATGCCAGTCATATCTATTTGCCGTAATTCTGCTTCCTCCTTGGAAGATACACCTTCTGCGGTTATCTTCTCAAGACTTACGATTCTATCCTCTATGGTTCTAATTGATCTCACGTTATTAAATTTGGAAATGTTTCTTTTACAAGGTTATACGTTAATCCTCTGCATTTGATCTTCTTATCTTTGACTTGAAGAAGAAGATCAGCTTCAGAGGGGTGAAGACTCTCTAATAATTCAATGAAAAGGTATTCTCTCCTAGCAGATTTCAAGTTAGGATTACCACCTTCAACAAAAAGATAAAGTTTCCTTATCAGCCCATACAAGTAGGTTGGATTATCTGATTCGTCTACTACTGAATTGTATGGTGGATTTCCCGGCGGTAAAAGAAACTTTATATTTGGATCAAAGGCATATTTGAGAATTTCCCTAAAAGCTCCATTGTTTGCATATTTGAGAAGAACTTCCTTCTTCTCATCTTTTTTACTCTTTGAGGCTATCTCTTTAAAAATAGTTGGTAATGGTACTGCCATAATCAAAACTCGTCAAGATGTTCCATAAGATTCTTCAATCTCTTTTCAGTGAAGTATTCCAATAATCTACCATGTGGCGGAACCTGTTCTCTGAACTGATTGATAATATTTATACGAATTGATTCTGGGGTTTTTTCCAAATCCACCATCATTTCATTGCGATTGAAGTTCCTTTTCATATCCTCATTCCAATCACTGCGATCAGTCTTCCACAATTCCATCTTCTTTTTTGACACAGGCCTCTGTCGCTTACCTTCTGTGACAAGTGTATCATCAGATGAGAGTATGTTTGGCACACCATCACCAACATCACCCTTGATCAGTTTTTCCCAAAGTGATTCTTCTGGATTACCTTTCACGAAACTCTTTGTCAAAGGTGACCACTGCTGAACCCCTTCATATTTTTGTAATTGAATAAAGTCTTTGTCACTTGATATAATCGTAGTAGGATTCTTCATTTCTTCCTGTATCAAAACAGCAATAATATCATCTGCCTCTGCACCCTCCACTCTCATTACTTTGTATGGGAAGTATTCTTGCAAGTCTGCAATCATTTGATGTAGAAACTCAAAAAGAGAAGTCCAATCTGTTGAATCGGTTTCTCTTCTCTTCTTTCTGTTTGCCTTGTATTCTGGAAAAGACTCTTTCCGCCAGTTCTTTGGCGAGTCACAACAAATAACAAACCCGCCATGATCAACATGCCTGAATTGATGTTTGTATTGTCTAATTGAATTTAATACTGTATGTCGTAAAAGGTCTTCTTCTACAACAATACTACCCCTTCCAAGTGACATAAAGGTGCCGATCATTGTTTGACTGAAATCTAGGAGTATCATAATTATTTCTTTGTGTTAGTGTTTCTCTGCTTCTATATTCTCCTTCAAACTGGTCAAGAACGCAGACCATTGGTTTATACGTGCCTTCCAATCGTAAAAGAGATCAAAATAGTTTTTCTGCAGATCCAATAAGGATTGAGTACCATCTTCCCAATATGAGTTGATGGCTTTTGCCAGAATATGTGCATGAACCTGCACATGTCTGTCAGGATTAGGTTCATAACCATACATAAATGCAAAGTTTGCACAAGTCTCTGGAAGTGCACCCAGATTTGGACACACAACCAGATTTTTTGCAGACATTGCCTCTATTGCACTAATACATGCAGTCTCCATATATGTGCTTGGATATGCAAGTATATGTGATGTTTGTAGCTCCTCCCTAATTGTTTCATTCGGTACTGAACCAGAGTAATGGACTTGATCCATTTCCTCTGCCTTTCTATACACATGCCTGAACTGCTCATCCATGTGTGGTCTATCGTATATCTTAAAACTTGAGAATATCTTGAGTTCTGCTTTGTCAACTGCCTCACTCTTCATGTTCTCTTTCATCATCTTCCATGACTCAAGCAGAATTTCAAGTCCTCTATGTGGTGTAGAGATATAAGAACAAACTATCTTATCATCTGGTTTCTCATGTTTGGGAATTGGATCTATGGCATGTTGAATGACCACACCATGATCATAAGGCACTCCAAGATACACACCATACTGATATTGTTGCCAGTGAGAAACAAAAATAATTTTCTCAAAGTCAAGCATGTTCTTGTGTTCTTTGAGGAATTCTACTTCAGGATCTTGAGCTAGATCATGGACCCAAAACAATCTTGGTTTATCTTCTAGTGTTCTTTTTCTGGAAGCAATAAATTGAAAGTAGTCTTTTAATTCTGGATCTAGTCTGTCAAATAACCACTTTTGGATTAACTCGGTGCCTCCCATTGCCTTGGGAGTATCTTCTGGGGCAAGATCGTTTTCTGAAAAGTCTATTTTTAAGTCCATTATATCTCCATGTTGAGGTATCGCCCAGACAACTTCGGCTGGGCCACATCATTTTTCGGGGTATGAGTATGAACAGGTTATGACTAGCTGAAGGACAGCATAGACGGAGAGGTTGTTCACCCCGATTACCCTGAGCGATACGAGATTTACTCTTATTGTATCATGAAATATTTATTTGTCAAGTGGAGGCAGTGAACTGTTTGTCTGTCAGAGCAGCCAGTGGATTTGATTTGACTCCTTCTCTCATGTGAGCAAAATCTTCTTCATCCATGTCTCTTGACCAGACTGCCATAATGTCTTCATAGAAAACACCAACTGTTCTTTTGGGTGTGCCATCTGGATAATATGCCATAGAGGTGCATTTTGGTATCACTCTATGTTCTTCATTTTTACCAGAATACATACCAATCCAATCACCACTCTTGAGATAATGTTCACAGATGCGAATGTATGCCTTTGTATTCTCGGCGCTGTTCAATGCAATCTGTCTATCACTTGGAGAATTCTTTGAAGACCTTGCAGACTTATTGTATGCAGAAACTTTTTCTCTTGATTCTTTAATCCATTCTTTAACATTCTTCATTGAGTATTCATCCTCTTCAGGCAGAGCCAGAACAGTCGGATGGATATTCTTATACTCAGCAGGTTTACGTTTGGCCCTCATCTCTGCCAGACGAGCACGTAACTTCTCTTTGTGTTCCTCTGAAAGTTTTCTTTTCTTCTTCAGGGGTTTCACTTTCTCACGTTGTATTGTAATCTTTTTTCTTGCCATTTGACTCTCTATCTATTAAGTGAAAAATAAGAACCATGGCCCCTATTCCGTTACTGAACACTGCCGAATAGGGGCCACATAACCAACTTACCTCCAAGGATCTTTCATCGGGAACTACCCACGCGTCAGGAGAGTGACTCCACTATAGCGTCTTGAAACCATTCTACCACCCACTTACCTCAGTTGGCTTAGGCTACTTTATACATTGTATAAGTCCAAGTTAATTCCTCACCCGCAACAACATCACGTTTCGTGCGAAGATACCAACCTGCACCATTCTCTAATGAATCCCAAAACTTTTCACAAGTAGGGTCATCAGAATGATTTCCAAAAGCACCCAAGGGAGTTCGCATCAATTCACCATTGAATTCAAAATGAATCATCCCCAAAGACATACCCTTTGGAATATCAGTTTTAGCAAACAAACCCAGACCATGAATGCCCGAGTCCTTTATTGTGACCACATCTGGTAAAGGTTTGTATGACATTTTTTATCTATCCAATCTTGCCCTAACACAAGATTTAATTCTTCATATAATAAGGAACCAACTTTGATAGTCTGCCAAAAATCATTAGTTAGTCTATCTGCATTCTTAAAAGCAGATTCAAAGAAATGTTGCACACAATATGACTCCTGCAAGATTTGGTCAATTGACGGCAACACATATCCATATACATTAGTTATACCATCCAGTTTTGTTGGCGCATCTAAAGAATAACACTTTCCAGCAGATTTCCAAGCAGGGAAAGGTGTAGTGTCAATCGGTTTCATCACATGCACATTATCATACCGATTGGCAATATCCTTCAGAGTCCACATTACATAATTCCAGCCTTTAGTACCCTTCGTTGGTGGTTTGGAAAGTGATGACTCAATTTTACTGCACAGTTCTTCCACATCCTCTGTTATTGAGTTGTGTACTTTCATAGGAAAGACAGAAAGTGCTTTACCATCCCAAGAACCATCCTTGATTCTGAAAGGTGGATGATTATCTTTGAACTGAATAGCCATGGCACCAGTAGTCTTGGCAGCCATAGTTGATGTAAAAGTATCTATCTCAGGAAACGGCCGAAGAATAATGTTGTCAATATCCATGACAACTGCTTCGTGTTCTACCGCTGACCTCAAACGTACCACATCTGATATATGAGCAATACTATGTCCTCTTTTGAGAGCAGAAAAGGCATCTTCTGCTGGAAAGTATTGATGCCCATCCTCAACAGATATTTCTGGTGGAATGGGCACAGACTCATCAAAATTTTGGTATGTGTAAAGACGTACAGTATTACCAGCCTTCACATGCGATAACAAAGTTGCCTCATGAAAAGTAGAGAGACTTATCCTTCTGTGTCGCCAGTGGTTGAAAGTCTCACTATCTTTCCTGAGATTTGAACTCCAAAACAAAGATATATTCATTACGCAACCATAGCTTCGGTAGCAATCTCACCCATACCATACCGATGCCACTTATCAACTACGGATTCAAGTTCATCCGCATAATTATTATATTCAGCGGTATCTCTATTGTCCTCAAGTGCTAGATTTCTGTATCGTTGTACTGTCTTTCGTCCTTCACGAACAAAAGAAGTGACCAACCAAGAAAACCCATTCCAAGTAGAATTATATTCAGCATACGGACCAGTTCCCTCAACAGTTGTAGTCCAAGAAGCAACCATCCACTTACCGCCAGTCCAAAGATAACCAAACTCAAGATGACTGTTTTCCATCAGATATTCTTCAAACTCTTCCATAGAGTCGAACATCTCAGGTTCTTCATTGTGAATCGAATTCTCCAATGATTCATTGAGGTTTTCACTCAAACTTGAATAATAACCCCCGACTGAAACCGCAAGGGCTCTTTCGTCTGAATTGTAATGTTCCAGAAGAGTCATACCCACACCAGTTTCATATCCATCATAGTGGACATAGGAACTAACGATTGAACCATCACTTCTCAAATACGCAACTACAGAATTTGTACTCATATTATCTCCTTAAAGGGAAAAAAACAAAACAAAATTGACATAAAGGACAGCCGCACTGACTACCCACCCGCTGAAACAAAGAACACACTCACGAATCACTTCTCTTTCCATATCAATCTCCAAAAGGGTTTCTCAATCACTCAGGTAATAGTATCTCATATTGACAGGTCAGTGTCAAGTCTTTTTTTACATTATTATCCATGCCCACCAAATAATAATGAAAGGTATGCATAATACTGGCAACTCTGTCCATTCCATTATCGTCACCCATCACGAGCTATGTCGGCAAGTTCAATACGAGCCTCTTCTTCGGCCTCAAGTTCATCAATGTAAGCGAAAACTTCCTCATCGCTCATGTCCTCACCAATCCAACCCATAAGTTCAATTTCCATATATCCTCTATTCAATATGTTCAACAATTTCCATGTCCCTATCTTCGGGCAGGTCAATCCATCTCCACTCTGTCCTGCGAGATTCTTCCAAGGGAATCACACAAACCTTTGTGGTAAGTAGTGATGAATCAGCACCATCAACATTGATGACTCGCCACATATCGCCATTCTCACGAATACGATTCTTACCATGTCTGGTCTTACCAGCAAGTCTCAAATGATTTCCAACAAAAACTTTCATAACAATCTCCAAAAGAGGGTTACTGTCTCACTCACTTGGTTATAGTATCTCAAATTTTAGAGTCATTGTCAAGTATTTTTTTTGATACTCTGTTTGTTCGTGTGTTGCTTTCATTCTGTCTCCAACTCTCTCCATTCAGTACGAGGATAAGGCGGTTCGTTGAGCCATTCCACGTGCCCACAGTTTTCACATTGATGCGGATATTTCCAAGGGAACTCCCGAGCGTCGGGATGACCCTTCTGCACCATCTTACCTTCTCCACACTCGTCACAGACGTACTCAACGAGTACCATTTGTACTGGTCTTTTAACTTGCATCTTGAATCTCCATTACGACCCTCATCCAGTTTTTACATTCACCACAGTTGAAGTGGTAGAGCACTTCAACTGTGAATTCATGACTCATACCGAATTTGCCTCAAAGGCTCTTTCCTGGCTAATATTAGCAGGACTCTCTGTCGCATTGACATCCACACTAAAAGACTCCTTCACCTTGACTCCATGCGGTTGGAATCTAAAGTCAGGGCCGTCTGGTAACTTGGTTACCTTACCACCATCGGCAAAGTATCTTGCCATGGCTTCGTTTATTTCACTTCTCGTCATTTTGATACTCTCTGACACGGGCTTCCGCCTCGGTTATTGATTTGAAGAAACCGCCACCCATTTCTTCACCATCTTCGTACTCACGCACGAAGTACTCTCCTGCAGTGCGAGAACCAAATACTGTCTCACCCTCATGCAGAATCTCTATCGTCGCCGTTCTCATATTTCCTTTCTTTGGCTTCAAGTTTCTTTTCCAAATACCGCTCACGTTTGGCTTTAGTTCTACCTACATTATAAGTACCTTCATTGTAGGAATCCCAAAACAAAAATGCCTTACTTTCTACTTTCACTTTCTCATTCATAACTAGTCTTTATTGGAATGTTTACACTTATTTCCGTGCCATCTGGAATACATTTGAGGACTGCACGATTTTCCACAAACTTCACATAAAACTTTTTTTCTGTTTTTGGCAGCCAGTGACAATTTGGCTCTGGTTTCTGCATTTGGAATTAGTTTACCAACTTGTCTACCAGCTTCTCTACAAGATTCTCTACCTTCTTCAGAGAGTTTCCATCTACCACTAGCTACAGCTTCTTTCTGTTTTTTACTCCAATTATCTTTTGCCCATTGAGGCATTTTCTTTCCTAATCTTGGATGTTTATCACTCATATTTCTTCTCCTACATGCTTCCCTTGCAATTTCTCTGCGAATTCTTTCGTGAGTCCAATCTCTGCAGAGAGATTTCCAAGCAATGTAATCCCATTTATTTTGATATTTTTCCCACAACAAACGATGAGCTTCTGCATGTTCTTCAATAGATAACTCAACAATATTATCTGGACTGTCCGTACCACCAGCATGTCTTGGTATGATGTGATGTTTGTGTGTTAGATATTTTTCCATTTTAACCTCCTTTGTTATATTTATACAACAAGGGAAGTTAAGTCACAAATCTTCTTTTGGAATCAGCTGTAATCCGCTTTTATTATACGCAATGGAAACTGCAAAGCCGTCTGGTGTTTCTACTTTGCGCTCCTCTCTGCAATTCTCAACAGGCTTGAAATTCATCATTCTAGCCTCAAAATCGTCAGGAATATCTTCTATCGTTGATTTCCTGCGGTAATAGGAGTCACCAAAGGCTATTGAACCCTTGTTGACTCCTTGAATTGGATTTACCACTTCATCCTCAGCTGGTTCAAAGAAACAGCCAGGAGCAATGAAATGTCTTTTACGCATAGGCAAGTTCCCTTTCAATTGCTTTCAATACACGTTTTGAGCCACCGCTCTTCTTCATCTCAAATCTACCAGACTTGAGAGCACTTATGGCCCCAACTCCGCCACCATCAGTTCCCCAAACCGAACCCGGCTCGGTCATGGGAAGCAGGCTGAGTATTTCATAATACTCCATATCACAATCTACAAAATCTTTCATACTACCAACAGCAAAATGTTTGGTAATACAGAGGACACCACCTCTGACATCAACTGACCAGTTCAACTTCTCAGCAGTTTCCAGAAGTTTTTTGGCTTTCTCACTAGCTTTACTCATAACAATCTCCTATAGAGTGGTGTACATTCCAGTGTGGGATTCAAAGATACTAACGAGCATGTCGCTGTAAACATTGTCGTATGTCTTTACTGACTTCATCTCGCCCATCTTGGTGAGCTTGGCGAAGGTGACATCGTAAAGGTCAAGCCCGTTCAGACTCACTTCCATGAAGTTCGCATTGGTCTTGTTACGACCAATTCGCATACGGATACCATTTTCAGTTGAAACCATCATCTTGGCTCCAGTCATGACTCTGAACCTGTTTCCGCCGAGTTGTCTGTAAATTGTGTTGGCTACTTCACTCATATCAAATCTCCAAAAGGGTTTCTCTCAATCATCAGTTTCTATTATATCAAATAGAGGTGAACTGTCAAGTCTTTTTTCACGCAGACCAATGATTTTGATGAATTGAATCAATACCATCATAGTTTGAAATGTACCAACCATGTATATCTACCACATCATCAGGCACATCTACAATCCTGAGACTAGCATATTGACCAGACGCCTTGGCACTTCCAAGAGATTTGACAACATCAATCAGACGCTTATCCATACGATAGGCATCCATGTTGTCATCCACAATGCCGAAAACATCGTTGTCAACATATCCATAGTCTGAATCAATATCCAGCCCATGTTTGTCAATCAACATACTGACGGCATCTTTTGACAGTCCAAACCCGCCGTAACAGTCATTTAGTACCACTTGATAACCTTTTGATTTTTTCATAATGTTCCTTTCGTTAGGATTGGGAAAAGCAATTTATTAATTCGGAATACTTTCACTAAATGAAAGTTTTGTGTATTTCTTTCTTTCTCTCTGGGCGGTCGTACTGCTCCCCCACCCCCCACTGACGGAGGGGCTCCATTTCAATTACTCACTCAACAGTTATATAACAACAAAGTATAAAAGTAAAATAAGATGCACACTTATTATACCTTATAGTAACATAGTATAATAAAGTGTCAAGTCTTTTTTAGCCAGTTTTTCTTGGCGTCCTCAGCGCATTTATCAGAACAGGCATAAACCATCTCTTCTCTACAGTTCCAGAAGTCTCCAATATCAATTTTACACTCATCGCTATTGAAGACTTTCTTACAACCATTACAGATTCTTTTGTCTGGCCAAGCCATTACAGAGCTCCTGTCCAACGCACTCGGTCAAAAGTCCTGTCCAGCACGTTTCCTCTTCGGAAGTTTCTGGCCGGGGCTCTCCAACCGGCAGGCTTCAGGATGTCACCAAATGCAAACTTCTTATCATTCTCACAGGCGACAACAAAAGCACAAACTGATTCGTTTGTGACTACCTTGACATATTTCTTACCCATGTAGTAGGTAAGTGAAGCATGATACTCATTACACATCCGCTTCTTGTTTGGGTCATCGGTTTTCATCCAACCACGATAGTCGGCATTCATGTGGTCTAACATAGCGTCAAGACCTTCTACTAACGCTTCAACTTTTTCACCATCTATACTTACGGCCATTTCAATCTCCGTTAGGGTTTCTCAATCACTCAAGTATTAGTATCTCACGGCGAGATAACATTGTCAAGTCTTTTTTAGCATATTCCATAGGCTCTGGCCAAAGTGCCATAATCCTTATATCCTAGTCTGGACCACTTGGCAAAACCTTCTCTACCCAACTCCCAGAACACACGCCTATTTACAGCCAGTTGGATTCTATTAGTCTCTGCGATGTGTTCTGCACTTGGTTGTAGTTTTGGTGTGACCTTGGCACCTTTGTTCTTCAAGACATTCAGACGCCAAAAGAATTGTTTGTTGGACTTGAATTTCATATTTCTAATTCACCTCTGTCAATTGCTTCAATCGCACGGGCACGAAAACTGGCACGTTCTTCAATAGACATACCATGTTCACTAGCAATCTCGTCTACCCGAGCATCTAAACGGGCTCGTCTTTCAACAGCGATGTCTCTCGCGATACTCTCGGCAATCTCTAGTTCTCTCATAATGTAAACCCTTCCTTAATGATGTTAATCTTCTCATGGAGAGTCAAAGCCTCTCCCTTCTCTACACACTCAAAAGCAGCATTGTTCTCAAGTAACTTAATCTTGTTTACCAGCGCCCACTTGGTTTTTCGTGCACCATCTAGGTCACTTTCCATAACAGCAATTCTGGAACACACATCTATCAAATCTTCTTTGGCCATCTCTAACATGATGTCACGTTTGCCACGATTATAGTCATTCATATCTTTCTCATTTGTGTATGGGTTACTCATTTGACCTCACTATGTTCCATTACGATTTCTTCATCAGAGTACCTACCAGAAGCAACAATGCGACCAGCAAGTTCTCTCGCCCACCCAAGACCTTCTTCCAAAGTCTCAAAGTATCTTCTGTGACTAAAACTGCCACGATATTTTTGAACTCTTGACCTGACTTCTGATATAAACATTATGCAATCTCCATTTCTCGTTTCATTTCCTCAAGTTCATAAAAATTCACTCCCATTTCTTCAGCAAACTCCATTTCTCGCTTCACTTCCTCAAGTTCGGCCTTTGTCTTACTCAACTCTATCTCTAATCGAGTACATTCCGATCTCAATTCTCTGACCTCGACCTTGTAATGGGCAAGTTCGTCAATCAATCTTTCTTTACTTACTGCCATTTTCAATCTCCAAAAAGGGTTATTGTCTCACTCACTTGACTATAGTATCTCAAATTTTGGGGTCAATGTCAAGAAAATAATGAGAAACATTCTCATTCAGTCAATGACCAGTTATCAAGGTCATTGGCCTCACGCA